GCGGAACCGGTCGGTGTTGGCCGTCACCCGCACGGCCACCGCGTCCAGGCCGCGCAGTTGGGCGGCGAGGAGCGTGCGGAACCTGGTCGTGTCCGGGGCGACGCGCACGGCCACCGGGTCCAGGCCGCGGAGCTGGGCGGCGAGGAGCGTACGGAACCGGCCGGTGTCCGGTGCGACGCGCACAAGGGCGTCAGGCAGGCCACGGAGCTGGGCAGTGAGCACCGCACGGAACCGGTCGGTGTCCGGTGCGACGCGCACAAGGGCGTCAGGCAGGGTGCTCAGTTGGGCGGTCAGTGCCGTGCGGAACCTGGTCGTGTCCGGCGTGACGCGCACCGCCACGGCGTCCAGGCCCCGGAGCTGCTGTTGCAGGGCCGTACGGAACCCGCGAAGGTCCGGCTCGACTCGCACGGCGACCGACGTCCCGTTAAGGCCTCGCTGGACGTTGCGCCGGATCTGAGCACCGACGTTACGGGTACCGCGGTCTAGTGCCTGTTGGATCCGTACGGCCAGGCCACGCGCATCAGCGACCGCGCCGGCGTCATCGAGTTCCACCGTAATCCGGGCAGAACCGAAGTCCTCTTCCGTGGCCACCGGGCAACCTCACGTGTCGTGATAGTTGCCCGGCCCAGAACCAGCGGCGATCTCAGGTTAGCTGGTGCGCATCCCGGACACCCTGGCGTCCTCGGCCGCCAGCTGCGCCATCATCGCCTCGGCATCGATCGCCTTCACCGGGACCCGGGGCGGCCTCGGACGGCGTCCACCGGCGCGGCGTGCCGGCCGGGGTGGCGCGTACAGCTTCGCGCGGTTCCGCGCCCGCTCGCTCTCGTCGGCCGCGGACTGCTCGATGGCCTCCTCGGCAGCGTTGATCATCGTGCGCAGGGTCCACCCGTGCACGTCTACCCCCGCGAGCGCGAGCTGACCTTCCCACGAGGACCACGAGGCGGTGATGCACTCGATGAGTCGGTGGACGACGTAGGGGGGCGCTCCTCCTCGTCACCTCCGTACAGGCCAACGACCCATTCGAGGAGCTCGACGAGCACGCGGTCAGGCAGCCGCAGCGAGGCGTCAACGACGGTGGCCCCGGCCGTCTTCGCGGCGTGCTTGTCGGCCTCGTCCCGGCTCTCGTAGGACTCCAGCGTCTTGGCGCCCTTGACGACGTCGTAGCGGACCAGCAGGGGCGGCGAGTCCGGGGTCTTGAATTGGTTCAGGAACGTACGCAGCGATCGCGTGACGTCGCGGATCTTGTCGGCGTCGACGTTCGCCAGGTCGGTCAGGTCGACGCCGGCCGCTTTCTGCGCCTCCTGGAGCGCGGTGTAGGCGTCCAGGAACTCATCCCCGTAGACCTCGGGGACGAAGGTCAGCTCGACGCCGGCGACTTCTGCGACGTGGGGTTCTGTCCTGATCGTGAACTGCTTGCGTGCCACGGTGTGCCCTCTTCTCGTGCCCGGTCGCCCGGCCCAAAACCAGCGGCGCAGCACGGAAGGGTACCCGCAGGCCCGGTGAGCAATTCCGTACACACCGGCACAGGGTCTCCGGGACACTGGACGGGTGCAGTTCCCACGCGTTCACTGTCCCGAGTGCCGCCGGCCCACGGCCACGCGGCCTATCGCCGAGCGCCCCGGCAAGGGGCGGCTGTGGCGCCACGACAGGCCCGGTGAGCGGGTGAAGTACCAGGGTGCGCTGGTGTCCTGCCGCTCGTCCGGGGCCGACGTCGACCTGCCCAACATGGGCCATCAGCTGGAGATCGGCGAGGACGGCGACGAGGTGACCGGCGCCCCGGAGCCCATGCTCTTTTGACCGGGTTTCGGACACGGCACACTGTGCCCATGACCACCAGCGACAAGCCCCGCAAGCGCCCCGCCCCGACGGCCGCCACACCGACGTTTCCTCCATCGGGCAGTGAGTCGCTCCTCACCACCTACCCCGACACCGGCAGCGACGTCGGATCCTCCGATACGTCTTCCTCGTCGACGTGCGATGCCACATCGTGCTGCCAGTCGGGCGGCGACGGCAGCTGACCGCGCGCCGGGCGCTGCACGCGGGTCTACCGGCCTTCGTGCAGCGCCCTCGCCATGAAGTCGTTCGGCTTCGTACCGGGGTGCCGGACGAGCTTGGTGTACACCACCCGGCCGTCGACCTCGAACCGAAGGAACTGCTTCCTCCTCGGCCGGATCAGGTGCGGCACGGTGCCCTTGAGGACCAGGAGCACGGCGGGGTGGTTACAGACGACAACGCCCTGCAATCCCTTCGGGCCCTCGGTGATCTTCCACGTGACGAAGTCGCCCATATGCCCCGGCGCCTCGCGCTGGGCGATCTCCGCGACCCGTTGGGTGCGCTTGGCCAGGCTGCGCTCTACGGCGCCCCCACGGCGGCGCAGGAGCCGCCGCAGGAGCCCGGGGTCAATCCGTACCTCTACGGTCACGGCGGCGGCTCAGTGGGGCAACCACACCCGTCGAGGGCGACGGTGATGCGCTGCTCGATCCCCCCGCAGCCGCCCTGCGGGTCCAGGATCCTCGACTGCCCGAGGACGTACCGCTGGCCCCTCCTCCTCGTGCCGGTGGTGGGGAAGCAGCAGAGCATCGCGTTGTACACCGTCACCGCGTCGATGTGGATGACCCGCGCGGCCTCGGCGAGCTCCCCGCACGTCGGCGCGCAACCGCCCTCGTCGGTGGTCGGCACGCACCGCAGGAGCGTAACGACCACGTCGACGGCGGTCAGCGGCGGAGGCGTGCACGTACGCAGCCCCCGTACCTCGCGGTCCTCGGTCGGGAAGTTCGTCGTCGGATACATGCGCGAGATGTTCACGGTGAGCTGACCGCCGGAGCCGCCGTCACACGGCGAGTCGCAGTCGTCCCACGCCGGGGCGCCCGCGACCACGCAGGTGCGGCAGTCGGGGCAGCCGGGCTGCCCGTCGACCTTCGCCGCGGTCTCGTCGAGGGCGGCGCACACGCAGGCCAGCACCAATTGCGCGAGGTCGTCCAGGGCCGTCGGTTTCAGAGCCATGCCGCTGCCTCTTCCTCGTCCGGCAGGGAGCAGATCGGGCACGTACGCGGATCGTGGCTACGGGCGATATCCCGCATGACCTCGCCCGCCAGGTCCCGCTTCAGCGGACCAAACGGCACGCCCATCCACGCGAGCGACGGCGACGCGATCCAGCCGCGGCGGTGCGCCACCTCGCGCAGCCTCCCGCCGAGATTGCTCATCACGGCCACGTCGTCACCCTCGGCCTCTTGAGGTCAGGGCTGTACACGCGCGAGGGCGAGGTGAGCCGGTACGGGTTGACCGTCATGAGCCAGAGGTCGACCTCGGGAATGCCGGTACGCCCCTCGCTGTAGATCAGCGTCGGGTCCGCCATCGAGACCTCGAACCCTTGCCGGGTGACCCTGGTCGCGTTCTTGTTGATCTTGCAACCGCAGGAGCCGGGCGTGCACTCCCTGATCAGGTGACACACCAGCGCCGACACCGCGGCGATAGCGGCGTCATCGAGCGGGAGGCCCCACCGGTAGGTCACGGTCAGCGTGCCGGCGGTCCCTGGCGGGGCGACCATGTCCTGACAGTCTGGCCAGCACTTCCCATCGGTGCGCACCAGGCGGCCGGGGGCGTCGACCCGGTACGCCTCCGGTACGAGGATCTCGCCCCCATCGTTGACCTCGACCACGTCGAAGACCGGGCCGGGTAGGTAGATCTCGCAGAGCTCGGTGCATGAGCAGTCGCTCTTGCAGCCGCATACCGAGGCGTTCCGCCACAGCCCGTCAGTGCCGATGTACGGGATCCAGCCGCCGGCACCAACCCCGGCCTGCCAGCTGACCGGGCCGTTGTCGAGGCACGACTTCCGGCACGGCCGGACCGTCACCGGACACGGCCCGAGCCTCCTGCCGGACAGGGCCCACAAGACCTGTGACGCGATCAGCTGCCACCGGTCGATGACCTCCTGGTCCACGGCGGTCACGTCGCAGCACAGCTGCAGTGGCCCCCACGGCTCGCACGGCCCGATCTGCAGCGACATCAGACACCGCCCTCCTCATACCGGCACGGCACCCAGAACGCATCGCGGACGTACCGGCCCACCGCGCCATGGTTGAACGCGTCCGGCCGGGCTGACACGAACTGCTGCCCCTGGTAGTCGCGGGGCGCGCGGTGGTTGATCCTCACGTCCTCGGCCTGCTCGCCCCCGATACCGGCGAGGTTCCCGTACAGGGTCCGCACGTGCACCGTGGGCAGCCCCTCGGCGCGGTTGACGGCGTCGAGGATCCCGGCCTTGTCGACGGGCAGCGGTACGGCCAGCTCGTACGAGAGCGGGTTCGGGTGATCGAGGGAGGCGAGGAGGTCGCGGGTTTCGGTCACGCCCTGCGCCGTCGGGCCCGAGCTGCATCCGCAGTAGCGGCCGAGGTCGAGGTCGCGCACCGGCCCGGCGTGAAGCACCGGGACCTCCTCGGCCGGCGCCATGAGGAACACGTCGGGGTCCAGGAGCAGGAAGCGGTCGCTCACCCGCGGGTGCTCGCACGCCGCCCGCACAGCCGCGGTGATGCTGTAGCCGGCGGTGTCCTGGACGGTGGGGATGTGGCCGACTCCAGCGGTCCATACGGGCCGGTAGCCGACCAGCCACACCCGGCGGTGGGGAAGGTGCGCGGCCCACGACCGCAGGGCGTAGCGCAGCCGTTCGTTCGCCGGGAGTTGACGGACTGGCACGACCAGGTCGGGCAGCGCCGGCGCCTTGGCCTTGGGTGCGCCGGACCGCGCGGCGGCCTCCTCTCCCGTAGGGGAGTCGGTCACCGCGCGGTCCGATGCTTCGGCTTCACGCCGAGTTCGCGCCATGATCAGGGCGCACACACGGCCGGGGTGCCGACCACTGGCTGGTAGTCGCAGGTGACGGTGGGCGGCGGCGTGGACGTGATGAACGTCCGGCGGTGGCAGGTCGCGCCGAGCGGGGTGAGCAGCGGCCCCGGAGTGCCGGCCAGGTCGGCGGGCTGGACGTTGTACGGGCCGACGCCCCAGCCGCCGCCGTTGCGGGTCGAGCCGGTCAGCGACAGGTCCACGGCTTCCGATCCGACCTCCAGGTCACCGATGACGCCGTTGGTGACCCACGGGAGGAGGAAGTACACCCACTTCCCGGTCGCGTCCAGCTCGCACGCGGTGGCGTCGAGGACTTCCGCCCACAGCTCCAGCGCGAAACCGCTCTTGCACTGCACGTCGCAGTCGTCGTAGCCGATCGCCGCGCCGTCGAAGCCGTGATACACGGGGTTGCCGGTGGCGATGTCGACGAACTCCGGGCTGATCGAGAAGAAGTGAAGTTCCAGGTCGTAGCCCTTGAAGGTCGGGCAGCCCTTCTTGAACCCGCAGAGCTTCCCGTTGGCCGCCTTGTACTCGACGTCGGTGCCATCGTCGACGTTCGGGTTCATGGCCAGCGTGGCGAAGCAGTCGAACACGTATGCACTGTCGGCTGCACAGATGGGACGACCACAGGCGTCGAGCCTGGTGATGCGGACCGTGTCCGCATTCGCGATCAGGGGACAGGACATGCCGTCAACCTCCCGTAAGTCAGGAGGCCCGGCCCAAAACCAGCGGCGCTACCACACCAGCATAGCCAGGTGACCGCGCCCCAGCTCAGCTACCGGGGCAGGGCAGCACGTTCACGGACGGGACGAGGGTTCCGTTGGAGTCGTACCAGCGAAGCGTCCCGTCCGGCATCCGGCAGGAGTACGCCGGCAGCGACAGTCCATCCGCGATCGTGATGCTCGGGAAGCCGAATCCGAACGCGCCCGGCAAGGCGATCGTCCACCCGGCCGTGGTGGACAGGACGTTAGGCCAGAGCGCGAAGCCGTTGCGATTCGCACCCGATGCGTGGATGCAGCCCTGGCCGGGCGCCTGCGGCGGGGGCGCGCCCGTGCCGATGCATGCCGTGCTCAGGATGATGCCGGCGCCGGTCACCCCGGACAGGAACGGGCTGAAGCCGAACAACTGCTCGGCGTTGTTGTCCAGGTCCGAGAGCTGGAGAGCGCGCAGGCCGACCGGCTGCCCGAAGGTAAGCACGAACCGGTGAGTACCGCCCAGGCCGGTCGAGCCGATCTGGTTGGCCATGATCCCCATCGGCGGCCCCGTGAAGAACACGTCCACGTGCAGGCTGATCCCCGTGCCCGCCCAGTTCGCGAAGTCGAACTCACGCGGGACGACACCGCCGGACGCACCAGGCGCGGTCTGCACGCCGCCCTGGTTGGTCCCCAGGCCCAGCTGTAGATCCGGGTTGGCGAGGTAACAGCCCTCCGCCGGGACGGGGCAGCAACCGCACGGGACGGTCATGAATACAGGTCCAATCGGAAACGGATCGGAGCCACAACGCTGGTGGCCGTCCGATGCAATCCGAGGGTCTGCGCACCTTCCATCCGGATGGTGCCGGAGGGGCTGACCGACGGCGGGCCGGATACGTAGGTGAGCGTGGCGTAATGACCGATGCCGCTGGGGTTGCTGACCCGTACCTCACCGGGTGCCATCTGGGCGAGGTTGGTCGGCCACGTGATGAGCCCTCCGAAGGCCGCACTGGAGAAGGCGACCAGGACGCCGCCGGACACACCGGCCGCGCTGCCATATTCCAGCTCGAAACTCGCCGACGGGACGCCCGCCCAGTTCATTGACGGGCTGCCCGTGGTGGGGTCAAAGCACACACCCGTGGGCGCGAAACCAGGCGTGGAACTGGGAGCGGGGACAACATTGCACAGGAATTCGTTCGGTGCGTCGTTGAATGCGGCACCGGCCAACACCAGATCGTTGACGATCAGCGGCGCGCCCGGGATCGGACCGCTCACCGGGCAGGGCGCAATCTCGCTGTCCGGGATCAGCACGCCCGCCGCGTTGTACCAGCGCACGTCCCCGTCCGGCATCCGGCAGGAGAACACGGCCTCGTAGGTCGGGGCGACCAAGTCGAACGCCAGCTCCGTCAGGAACGCGCCCAGCCCGGCCGTGGAGCACCGGCCGTAGTTGAACGTCAGGCTCGACGTCAGGGTGCCCGGCCAAGTCATCCCGCCGGTCCCATTGTTGACGGTGTCGTGGACCCGGCCCTGAGGGTTCTGGGCAGCGAAGTCCGTCACAACGTGGCAGCCGGGGCCGGCCAGGAACTGCTTCTGTCCGTAGGCGCCGCCGATCTGCGGCTGAAAGTTGTACGCGTCCTCGGTGGGGTCGTCGAGGTCGGTGATGCCGAACGACCGCAGGTAGACCGGCTGGGAGAACGAGACGTTGACCGTGACGTCCGCCGGCGGGCTGACGCCGACCGCCAGGGTGTCCAGTTCCTGCGCGCCCGCCTGGACGGTCAGCGAGTCGCCGACCGTGCTCACGGTGACCGCGACCCCGGACCCGGCGAAGTTCGTGAAGGTGAAGGCGTTCGGTCCCGGACCGGCCGCCCGGTTCCCGGACACGTTCGTCAGGCGGCCGGAGAACGAAGGCGTCGGCGAGGGGACCAACCGGCACCCCTGGCCGATGACGCAGCACCCGCAGGGGACCGTCACGGCGTCGATCCGGGGACAGTGGCGATCCAGTGGACCGTGGTACCGACCGATACGGTCGTGCCAAGCAGGACGGTGAGCCCGATCAGAGCCACGTTCACTGCGGCGGCAGTGCGAACCTCAAGGGTCGCGCCCGTCGTGCTGATCGCGGTGATACGGATATCGAACGGTGCGTTGGATCCCCCGGCGGCCTGCACTTGCGCCACCAGGTTGGGCGCGACCGCGAACGGCACCGGGAAGACGATGACCAGCTGACCGCCGGCCACCGTCACACCGCTACCTGATGCCATCTGCCGCATGCCGGACGACTTGGCGACCCAGTGAACGCCGTCGGACTGGACCTGCAGAGCTTGGCCGCGCGCGAGGCTGACCGTCGCGACGTTCACGCCCCCCTGCTGGAACGGAGTGGCACCGACCGACGACCAGACTGCGGTGACGGTGCCGGTGTTGACGAGGAGATGCGTCCGGCCGTTGACGGTCGTCGGATCGGGGAGGCTCTCGGTCGCCGAGGCGGCCTCAGCCACATAGGCGTCAGTGTCGTGCAGCGTCATCAGGGCGTCCCTGCCTCAGAGGAAGTCGTCGAAGCCCTTGTTGGCGAGCCGGTTCACGTTGGCCGCCGTCAGGGTCTTGGTGGCGGCGAGGCTCATCTCGCTGTCGAAGTGGACGAACGGGCCGGTGTTGAGGGTGGCGCCTCCCGCGACGCGGCAGCGCTGCACGGAGCCGCTCGCGGCCACGTTGAGCGTTGAGCCCTGTTCGACGGTCGTGTCGCGGACCGGTTGGCCGGCTACCCGCGCGCCGGTGACGGTCATCGTGGACTGGCCTCGGAGGTTCACGCCGAAGACGTCGGCCAGGCCGCCGCCCGCGCCTCCGGTCAAGCCGGTCAGGGTCAGCGTCGACAGGCCCTCCACCACGATATTGCGGATCTGCTTGGCCGTGGCGTCGCCTGCGGTGTACGTCAGTGTGCTGGCAGGGCCGACGCGCAGGTCATGGAAGCTGGTGCCGGCTGACAGCGCGCCACTGGGCACGTCGGTCAGGGTGACGATGCCCTGGACGTGCAGCGAGTCCACGATGACGAAGGCGCTGACGCCGGTGATGGTCAGCACGCCGTCCACGCCGCCGCCCAGCGAGGAGCCCCGGACCGTCGAACGGTTCACCGAGCTTGCGACCTGTCCGGCCGGGGTCGTCTCGGAGAAGATGATCCGGCCCAGTCCAAGTACCTGGCAGTCCGCTACCTGGTTGGTGTTGGATCCGGACGCCGCGTTCACGGTGGTCTGCCGGATGATGCCGTTGATGACGTCGGTGTTCGTGACCAGTAGCTGACGGTCGCCGGACAGTAGCTCGATCAGGCCGCCGCCCTCGACCCGGCCGCCGGTCACCTGGAAGCTGTCCGTCGAAGCCGCCGCGTGGTTGATCGTGCCGCTGCGCACGGTTGTCTGGTTGATCGTGAGACGGCCGCCGGAGGAGGACGCCGCATTGATGATGGCGCTCGAATACTCCGCGCCTGTGGTCTGGAACGCGCCCCCGCCGGGGCTCACCGTGATCCGGGAGTTGTGGATGTCGGCGTCCTGGATCAGGGCGGAGACCGCCGCCCCGTTCAGCTCGATGCTGCCCTGCCCGGCACCTGCGGTAGATGCGCCGTCCACCAGGGAGTTGATAACGGTGACCCCGGCCCCGCCCACGCCCAGGACCAGGATGGAGTCCCCCACGATCGGCTTGCCCATGGCCGTGCAGCGGGCCAGGGACGGCCCGTTACCGCCGGAGTCCTGAGTCCGGATCGTGTAGTTCTGCAGATCCGAACTGTTCACGCTGATGCTCTTGCCGGACCCCGCGTCCACGTTCAGCGCGGATACCGCCGTCACCTTGGAATCGAGCACGGTAACGCCGCCGGTGGAGCCTGCACCTTGCGTGATCGTGGCGTCAGTGACCTCGGAGCCGGTGATCGAGAAGGTGCCCGTGGCCGTCGCGTCGCGGGTCGCGGTCACACTGTTCAGCTCGCAGCGGGTCAGCGCGACCGTGCCCAGCGCGGCACCAGAACCAAGCTGGAGGTTCCCGCCCTTGACGGTCGTCTGGTTCACGCCGAAGAACGCGGCGCCGCTGACCACCGTGGTGTTGGTGAACTGCGAGTCGCCCACCGTGCCGGACGGCTTGCCAGTCAGGTTGATCGTCGAGCCGATCACCCGGTTGTTCGTCACCGCGCCGACCTGGGTGTCCCAGCCGATCAGCGTCGAGTCCTCGACGAAATTGTCCCTCAGCGTCGCCGAGCCGAGGTGCCATGGGAACTGGGTATGCACCGTAGCGGCGCCCGCGTCGACGTCCTTGGCCGTGTTGCCGAAGTCGTCGCGGAGTTCGGTGATGCTGTTCGCGGCAAGGTCATAGACGCCCGGCCACGCCTCCGCCGCGAACGTCGTATGCACCCGGGCCGTCTGGCCGAACTCGGTCGCACTGACCGGGTTCAGCTCGATCTCCGTCGGCGAGGTGTTCCCGGCCGTGCCGATCGTCGGCCCGTCCGTTAGCACTACTACGCAGTTCTCCAGCAGGCCGCCGCCAGCCGCCAGGGCCTGCGCCGCCGCTCGGGTCATGCGCGGGGCGTACGGGCACTCGGGTGTCGACGGTGGGATGAAGCTGCCTGAGGTGGACACGGGATCTCCTTACGCGGCCGTGAGCATTAGGACGATGACGCGGCCACCGACGGACGTGACGCTCGCCGGCGGCGTCAACGTCTCCCGGTCGTCCTGGGCGGTCCAGGTCGCGGAGTAACCGGCGGGGATGGTGGCGATCGACGTTCCTCCCGTGGCGTCGACAACCGTCGCGGTGCCGGTCAGCACCGTGTAGGTGAGGCTGACGAGGCGTCGCCCGGCGGGGATAGCCGCGGGGGTCCACGGCGTGCCCGGGATCGCTTCGAAGTGGTCTGCGGCCACGTTCGGCAGTACGCCATTCGCAGGCGCGCAGGCCACGATATTGGCGGGCAGGACGGCCGCACCGGTGACGCTGTCGATGAGGCTGATGGTGCCGTTGGCGAGGCGCAGCGCGGTGTACCGGAGGCTTCCGACGTTGGTGCAGCCCTCGCCCATGACCACCGGGCAGCAGGACGAGCACAGCGCGACGGGGGCGACGGGGGCGAACGCTGCGCCCGTGAGCGTCGTGTTGGTGGTGGCCGTGACCGCGCCGGTCGCCGAGTTGAAGGTCAGGCGCTGGATGAACTGCGTGCCGTTGGCGTCGCAGAGCACCGTGGACAGGAAGTCGAAGTCACTGGCGATGGCGGTCGTGCACACGCCGACGGCGCCGACGGGCACGAACGCCGTCGAACCGTCGAGTGTGGTGTTCACGATCGAGAGGAGGGCGCCGGTCGAGGAGTCGTAGTTGTACCGGCGCAGGAACCTTGTCGGCGTGGCGTCACACAGAACGAGCAGTTCCTCGTCGCGGCCGGCGCCGGTCGGGCAGACGCCGACCGCGCCGACGGGTGCGAACGCGGTGGATCCGTCGAGTGTGGTGTCGGTGAACGAGGCGATGGCCCCGGTCTGGCCGTCGTAGACGTACCGGCGGAGGAACCTGGTGGGCGTCGTGTCGCACAGAATCTGCTGCTCGACGTCACGGGTGACCAGGGTGGTCGCTTCGGCCGGGGTGAAGGGAACGTCACAGACGCCCACAGTGCCGACCAGAACGTACGGCGTTACCGCGTCCATAGCGGTGTCGGTGACGACGGGCACCGCGCCGCAGGTCCGGCAGATGGTCCGCAGGAACGGGGTCCGCACCTCGGTGAAGGTCGTGAGACCGGCCTCCAGGCGAACCAGGCCACGCTGTCCGCCGCCGCCCGGGTTGGAGGTGATGGCCAGGGTCGTGGCCGCGTCGAGGGTGAAGATTGATTCGTCGATGCCGGCCGCCGCGCCGCCGTTGCAGAGCACCCGGGTCAGCGAGTTGTAGACGTGGTTCGCGTGGATGGACTCAACCACGGTGCCGACGGGCAGCGTCACGCACTCGGCGCCGACGTTCAGGTTGTTCACGCCAAACCGCAGCATGGCAGGCTCGCTGAATGTCCAGTTCTGCGTGGTGCCGGTGGTGATGAGGTAGGTGCCTGAGCCGCCCGGGACTCCCTGATCGACGGTGAAGCCGATGCCGTTGGCGAAGGCTCCCGCTGTCGGGCCGTTGGGCAGGGTCGTCAGGTTCAGCGCGGACCGGGCACCGTCGAGGCTGGGAACCACGGTGATGTCGCAGAGCGCCAGGGACTCGGGCGTCTGGGCGGTGGTGGTGTCGCCGCTGCCGGTGGTGCATTCGCCGGCGTCGCCGGTGAGGACGTAGGGATTTCCGTCCAGGTCACTATCCGAGATGGCGACGACGGAGCCGGTCTGGCAGTCGGTGACGATCGTGCGGAAGAACTGCGTTGCGCAGCCTTCCTGCCCGTAGGTGTAGGCCGCGGTGAATTGGCTCGCCTGCCACGTCTTGGAGTCGGGCGGGGTGCAGGTGCCGGTCTGCCACGTCTCGACGTCCAGCCATACGGCGACGTTGCCGGTGTTCAGCTCGACGTCGGCGATGTCGGCTTCGATGGTGAGGACGACCGTCGCGCCGACCGGGGTGTTGAACAGCGGACTGCCGGAGGCGAGTACCGCGCCGTCGGAGACGCGGTAGAGGCGGAACCGTCCGGCGCCGGAGCAGCCGGCGCCCGGTCCTTGGTTGAGGACTTCCACGGACAGGGACAGGTGGACGGTGCCGTCGGTGCAGGAGGGTGGTACGGCTTGCAGGGTGGCGGAGGCGTACCGGTGGATCTGCGTGATCGGGCCTGGTCCGGGCGATACGTCGGGGCCGAAGTTGATCACGCCGCCGGTCCATAGTGCGCCGCCTCCGCCGGGGCGCTGGATGAAGTCGGCGTTGGCGGTGTCGGCGATGAACTGCTGACCGCTGTCGGTGACGGTGGGGATGCCGTCGGGGTCACCGGTGGGCAGGTCACAAACGAGGACGGTGGCGGAGTTGCTGCAGCAGACGCCGACCGGGCCGACTGGGACGTACGGGGTGGTGTCGAACTCCTCGTCGTACGTGATGACGGAGCCGAGCGGCGTCAGGTTGTAGACGCGGCGGAACTGATGCCCATCGTTGCCCTGGTCGCAGAGGATCTGCTCCCATGGCGTATTCGGCGGCGGGCAGATGACGACGCTGGTGACGTTCGACCAAGGGTCGCCGGTGTCGGCGTTGATGTACGTCACCGAGCCGTCGCAAGCCTGCACCGCCGTGGCGGGGAGCGTCACGCCGGGGAAGTCGGTGCTGATGACGCAGACCTGGTCCAGGACGATCGGGGCGCATGCGTCGCACCGGCCGGCCACGCCGACGGGCACGTACGGGACACCTACGTAGTCGACGTCCTCCGCGCTGGCGACCTCTCCAGCGCAGTTGTACGTGACGCGCCGCACGAAGGGTGTGGGCGGGTCGGTGCCAAGGTCGCAGATCTCCAGCAGTTCGGTATCGCCGCACTCACACGCGCCGGGGGTCCAGGTGTCGGGCGTGATGGGGATGCCGTCGGTGCCGAGGAACGAGAACGCAATGGCGCCGTCGGGGGTGCGGACCTCGCGGCGGAATCCCTGCTGCCGGACGCCTGCGATGGTGATGCAGATCTCGGCGTCCTCGAACGTGGCGGGCGCGTTGAACACCGACGGGGCGGAGCCGCCGCCGTCGCCCGTTCCACCGCCCACGATGGTCACCGGGATCGGACAGGTGGCGCTGATCTCCAGCGTGCGGCGCGGCACGACCGGGCAGCCAGCGCCGGACACGCTGATGTCGAGGTTCTCCCACAGGTGGCCGTATGAGCCGGACTGGTCGCGGGTCTCCGCGCCGACGTAGATCCGGTAGTTGGGCAGGTCGGCGACCGGGATGAGGCCGGAGTCGATCGTGAGGTGGTGGACATTGCCGACCTGGGAGGGCAGGGACGACAGTTCGCCACGGTCGACGATCGTGTTCGTGGCGGTGTTCACCAGCCAGAAGAACGCCTCATTGTCGGCGTTGCCGCTGGTCTGGGTGTCGGAGACGAACGTGACGTCGACTTCGGCGTGGATGTCGACCTGGGTGACACAGGCCGGGATCGGGTCGGTGACGATCGGGAACGCGCGCCAGTCCTGAATGCCGGCGGCGATGGCCTGCGCGTCCCGGAACTCGTGCTCGCTACGGAACGATCCACCGGACCCGCCATAAACGGCCATGCGCAGCGATGCCGGGGAGGGCCCTGCGCATGCGGTGACGTTGACGCGGTTGAAGTACTGGACCGGTTCGGTATCCCCGGGCCAGATGACGGAGGCGCTGACGTAGGTCTGGCCTGCCTCTTCGATGATCGAAACGATCAGTCGGCCGGGCGTGGAGCGGGTTGTGCCGTTGATCTGATGTGGGGCGACCGAAGCGGTTGCGATGGTGCAGCAGGCGCAGGACGCGCCCTGACGGGCCGTGCCTGCCAGCTGGATGCTGATCGTGTTGGTGCAGAACCCGCAGGGGCCGGCGAAGGGGCCGCCAGGCGGGGCTGTGTGGTCACAGGTGCAGGTCTGGCCGTACTCGTCCAGGACAACGGCGACATAGCCGCCCTGCCAGTTCTGTAGACCGAGGTTGCCGAATCCGCCGATCGGCGTGGCCTGGGCGCCGACACTGCCGTCAGTGAACACGAACGCCATGCCGTCGCCACCTTGTGCGGTGCCGTCATGGCTAGTGAACGTGATCGAAGCAGTCGCCCCGGCTGCGGTCGGGAACGGGGCCGGTACCTGCCAGATGCCGTTAGTGCCGGAGTTGATGTCGGAGGTCTGCAGCCAGCCATCGCCGGCCGGGTCGACGTTGGAGCCGGTGAACCCCGGGGATGCCGTCAGCCCGGCGTACGGGGCCGTTCCCTGGGTGACCGGGCCGGGCTGGTCGAAGGTGCCGTTCCGGAACGACTCGTCCACCGGGAACGGCGGAGACTGCGGGTCAGGTCCTGGTCCCCAGGTACCGCCGCAGAGCGCATCGGCGGTTGGGTCGTCGGTAACGACGGAGTTCGGCGCCTGCCCGTCGGCGAGGATGACCGCCTGGCTGGCGGGTTCACCGGGGCCACAGTCGCCGTTCAAATCCTGGTTCGAATCCGGCGTGCAGAGGGTGTACGGGTCACAGTCGCCGACGGTGCCGGTGGGCGTGTAGGGGGTGCCGTCGAGGAGTTGGTCCGTGGTGGTGAGGCCGCCGTCGGTCTGCCCGGCGTAGGCGCGGACGAACTGCACGCTGCTGCCGTCGGGCTGGACGTCGCACAGCACGACCGGCTCCGGGCAACAGCCTTCCGGGCACGGCTGGATCGTCCCGACCGGTACGTACGGGGTGCCGTCGACGACGCTGACGAGGCGCGTGCCGGTGCGCGCGCCGGTCGCCTCGTCGTACACGGCCTCGACGAGGGCGACGCCGATGACGTTGCCGGAGGCGTCGACGTCGCAGACGAGGGTGCCCTCAACGTCGAACTCTGGGCCGGTGGTGCCACCGCCGGCGCCGCAGTCTGGTAGCGGTTCTACAGGCACGTCAGGCCCCTTCGCTGCTGGTGTCGGGGTGTGCTTGGCGGCTGTGCATATCGCGCCCGCGGGCAGTGGTGAAGTCGCGCCCGCAGTGGCCGCACGCGTACGGCGGCGCCTCTTCGGCCGCTGGGTCGCTTGAGTCGCTGCCGTTACGGACGTCGACGGCCAGGAGCACGGCGGACATGGCGGCTTCGACTGTGGCCGGGTCGGGCGGCGTGATGCCCTCGGGCCATTCGATCTCGGCGCCGTCGCCCTGCTGCTCGCCCTCGACGGCGGCGAAGACGATGGGAAGCGCTACCGCGCCGGGCTCGTACGCGGAGTCGGGGAGCGGCGGCAGGGGCTCCCCGGGGATGCCCCAGCGCTCTGGCAGGACCGGCGGGGGGAAACCCTCAATGGTGGCCGTCCCGATGGCTCCAGGGCCCTCCTGCGCGATCCCGTCCCCGGTCGGCGGTTCGTCGTCGGGGGACACGTACGGGTGGCCGTCGACCAGGGCGCCGGTCATCAGCTCTTCGGGGATGTCGATGAACAGGCCGGCGGGGACACCGAACGCGTGCGGCGACACCGTAGCGATCTTCGGGACCTGGGCGACCGCCCAGCGGGCGAACCCCTGGCGGTGCTGCGCTGACGGCTGTACTTCGATCATGTCGCACACACCGTTACGCGGATCGCTGCGGCCATGCAGCAGGCGATCTCTACGACGAACGTCCGCTCGGCCAGCAGGAACCTGTCGTTGGTCGTGATGCGCACGCCCTGGCCGTCCTCCTCGGGCACGAGGAACACGCCCTCGCGCCGGATACGGAGCGGGCCGGTGATGTAGAGCCACGCTTCGCCGGCCGGGGCCGCGGTGCAGGCCGGTGGCCCGACGTTCGCCGAGTAGCCGGCGCCCATGACCACGCAGTTGCCCATGAGGGTCCGCGCGTTGCCCTGGTCGAGCTGCACGATGTTGCAGCAGCCCAGCAGGGCGGCGATCCCGGCGGGGACGTGCAGGACGCCGGTGCCGCCGTAGTTCTCGGCGAGCCAGCCCTCAAGCGCCCCCACGCCCTGCGCGACGCTCACCGCGCCGGCGCCGGGGGTGAGGTCGTTCGCCGCGGCGAGCGGACACAGGAGCTGCGTCATCACCCACTCTTCGAGCGCGCGCTGCTCCCCCATGCGCAGCGCCTCGCGGGCGGCGGCCACCGTCTCGTCGTAGGTTCGGCCGATCGTGGAGCACTCGCTACCGCCGTAGATCGTGACCGGCGCAGCGGTGCACGTACGGGGCCGGTCGAAGTCCTTCGCGGTCGGGGGCGGAGTGGGTGTTTGGCACCACTCCCACGGGTGCGCGTCAGCGCATGAGCCGTCGAGCCAGTCGGTGCCCAGGAGCTCATGCGCTTGGCTCTCGGGGACGTCGATGATGGTGGTGCAGCCGCTGAGGATCCCGTGCGGCAGGGGCGTCCCCGGGATAGCCGGGACGAAACTACGCAGTCCTGCTGCTGGCATCCTGCGTCTCCGTTCTCATGTGGGCGTACCGGGCCCGGCCCCTCTCCATCCGGGCCCGGTACGGGCGCAGGTGGATCAGGCCGCCGGGCAGGTCATGAGGGTCTGCGCGCCGGTCTCGCCGGACGGGCAGACCGGGACCGTGATGTACCGGGTGTCGACGGACCTGTCGACCAGTGCGACGCACTCCTCGGCGAAGAGGGCGGTGTAGTCGTTGGTCGCAAACTTGGTCGAGTCGTGGATCACGCCGAGGTTGATCTCGGCGCCGCGGCCCAGCTGCAGGGTGCCGGCCGGGTACATCAGGAAGCTCACCTCGGACGGCCACACGAGCGCTGGGGCGGGTCCGCCGATGTCTGCCGGGACGGCGGGGCCGAGGTTGCGGGCCCACTGGATACGGACGCCCAGCGGGGTGAAGAGGTCTTGCACCATGGCGGTGGTGACCTCGGAGACGTCGACGCTGTTGCGGCGCGCGAGGTCGGACAGGAAGAGATTCCTGCTCCACCAGGGGAAGACGACTTCCAGGGCGGTGCCGTCGCACAGGCTGTGACGCTCGATCATGTCCGCTGCCTGGAGCGCGACCGCGGCGAAGACGGGGGCGAGGGCGCCGAACGTCGCGCCGAGGACGACCGGCGTGGCCAGGGCAACGGCCTGGTTGAACAGCTCGGAGCGGATCCGGATCTCGTGCGCGGTCATGGTGTTGCGCAGGTACCACGAGATCAGCTCAGGGAAGTGACGCTGCGTCAGAATACCTGCTTCGAGGCAGACGCCGATGGCCTCGCAGCGCACTTCGATCGGGGTCGGGCACGGGATCTTGAAGCAGGGCTTGGTGTTGCCGGCGATGTCGTCGGCCTCGGTGTGCACCCACGTCAGCGCCGCCACGTCGAGCGTCGGCGTCTTGAAGTACCGCAGGCCGCCGCGGCTCAGCTGGATCTCGGGGAGGTCCCACAGCATGTCAGGGCATGCCACGTCGGTGATGTCGTACAGGGTCTCGGACGGGGCACACCAGCCGCCCGAGGCGATGAGGTTGCCCTGCGGGAGACGGCGCTGGCTGGAGGCGGCCAGGGAAACGGTGGTGCCTTCCGGCGCCGATCCGGGGTCGGTGACGATCAGCTCGGCGGGGAACGGGTGGTCGTAGCTGGCGACCTGGCTGGTACCGCCGCCAGTGGTCTTGAGGGCGTTGGCGCGGGCGATGATCCCGGCGGTGACGTCGTCCATGTCGATCGGAGACCCGGGGGTGTAGCCGGGGATGTCGACGGACGCGGTGATGTGGGTGCGGCGGGCGGCGTTGGCGTCGGGCAGGACACGCGGCTGACGGCTGCGGATGCCGGACAGGCTGACCGGCGGGCGCCGCACGGCGGGCGGGGTCACGGCGGCGGTGGCCTCTTCGCCCTCGGCCGCGGTCTCGTCGCCCTCGGCGGCGGCCTCCTCGACGGCCTCGGCGGTGGCGTCGGTCTCGGTGGCTTCGTCGCCGAGGACCTGGACGGCGAGGGCCTCGACCTCGGCGAGCGCCTGCGTGGCGGCCTCGGTGCGGCCAGCCTGCTCAACGCGGATGCTCTCCACGCCGGCGGCCAGGGCGCGCAGCCGGGGCAGGTCGTCGGTGCTGAACGTGGCACTGTTACGGAGCGCGGTGAAGGCGGCGGCGGCGTCGGTGTGGAGCTGGGCCAGCTGGCCGTCATCGAGAGACGTGATGTCCTCGGGCAGTTCAAATTCCATGAGGGCTCTCCGGAGATCAATCCCAGAAGCCCGGCCCAGAACCAGCGGCGATGACGTCCAGCATAGCCAGACGACACCGCCGCCGATCGAGGATGCTGCTCCAGTTCAGTCGCCCGGCGTCTTGGCTGGTGCACTGACCGGGGTCGTGGGGGCGGCGGGCGCCGGGGCGGTCTTGCCCTGCTGGCGGACCTCGCTGCCCGGGTAGCGCTGGGAGACGGTGTCGGCCGTCATCTTCGAATGCGAAGTGAAGACGGTCCGGCCGTTGGCCGCGACGACTTCGAACTGCGGGCGGTTCTGACCACCGCCGCCACATGCGCATGCCATCAGATGGATCCCTTCGTGGTGGTGGACGCCGCGCTTGCGGCGAGGTCTGCGGGAGTCAGGTCGACCAGCGCCGTGAGCCGCTCGACTTCCTCGTCAAGCCATACGCCGGCGCCCTGCTCGACGGTGCGCCGGTCCATGGCTGCGGCGAGGTGGTCCAGGAACGTCGGGGTCGTCAGGGCCTCGGTGAGTGCTGCGGTCAGCGCTGCGGTCAGGTCGCCTGTCCGGACAGTGCCCGCGCCCTGTCCGGACGCTGTGTCCGGACGCTGTCCAAGCAGGTCAGCGGCCGTGTCCGAGGTCGTGTCCGTGTCGTGTCCTGACGGCCTGTCTGTCGTGTCCTGACGCTGTCCGGGCACGGTGTCCAGCAGTGAGCAGGCGGCGGCGGTCAGCGCCAGGTTCGCCCGTTCGACGACCGCAGCGGCCAGGAGCGGCGAGGAGTGGCCGGGGACCGGCACCGACAGAACCGCGCGTAGCTCCCACCGGCCGCCGGCCCGCTGCTGCTTCATGTGATAGCTCGGCTGGCACGCCTTGAAGGCGAGCGCGTCCCACTCGCTGAGCCAGGGCGCAGCCGCGCCGGAGAACCACAGGCCCCGCTCATTCATCCCGACGGTGACGACGCCGGCGACGGTGCGGGTGTCGTCGAATTGGCAGGCCGCGGTTTCGCACTCGGCGCCGTCGCGGTGGTGGCCGACGTTCATCGTCATCGCGCCGGCGCGGACAACTCCCCCGTCGTCGAGGGGGAACCGTGCGCGCAGGAAGTGGCTGAGGTCGATGTCACCGAGCGACTCGATCGTCAGGTTCTGGCCCGGCAGACCGGCGTGCGGCTCCCCGGCCTGGGCCACCCACCCGTAGACGCGCCCGGCGGCGTAGTGCACTCCGCCCGAGCCGGGGGGAAGCTCCTCCTCGGTCGGCTCCTGGAACCATGCGGCAGGCATCGGAGGAGCGTTGCGCATCGCCGACCACGCGGACGCCTCCAGTTCGGCCAGGGACACCGCTGCCGCGCTCTGGTCATCCCACGGCGCGACGATCGAATCATCCTTGTACGCCTGGGCGAGACGGCCGTACAGGGTGGTGACGCGCTTACGGATGGCGTCCTGGTCGGCCTCGGGAATGTCGACGCCGCCCATGGCGCCCTGCAGCACACCCGCGACGGCATACACCGCGGCCGCGACGACCTCCAGCCGCTGCGCGTCGCCCTCGCCGTAGAGGTCGGCGAACCCCAACTTGTACGCGCCGAGGGTCGTGGGATCGGCGGTGTCGTCCCGCCAGAGAAACGCGCTCCCCAGCTTGCCGGGATCTACGGTGCCGTCCTCGGCGGTCGCCCAGGCCAGGACGCGGGAGCCTGCCTGATCGCCGTCCCACGTCGCCTCGCGGTCGTCGTGCACCGGTAGTTCCAGGTCGCCCGAGGCCGCCGCGGTGACCTCCTCGCCCTGCGGGATCGTGGACCCGCCCACGTACAGGCCGGGGGCGAGGCGTACCAGGCGGCCCGCCTTGGCCGCGCGGACGAGGTGGCTGCGTGCGGTGCTCATCGTGATGCCGAGGGCTGCGGCGACCTCGCGGGCGTTGACGGCCATGGGCGAGCCGATGACGTACGTCACGACCTGCTGATGGACCTCTCCGGCTGCGGCGGCCGTCTGGTCGCCCTCGGCGGCCGGGGCTGCTGCAGGGGCGTCGCCGGTGGCGGGGTCCAGGACGATGCGGGCGAGGTTGTAGGCGGGCATCGCTACCAGCGTGGCGCCCCGGACGCGGGCGCGGGTGATGCGCAGCAGGAGGTCGCCGCTGCTCTCGGAGTGCACGACGGTGCCCATGTCGGGGTTGTCGGTGTCGCCGGCCGCCGCGGTGAGGGTGATACCGGCGGCGGCGAATGTGGACCGGAGCACGTCGGCGCCGATCCGTCCGTCGGGGCCGGTGATGAGCTGCACGTCGTGCCGCTGTCGGGACAGCGCGGAACCGGAGGCGGTCCATCCGGCGCCGCTGCTGGCCGAGATCAGCCAGGCGCCATCGTCCAGGCGCAGCAGGCTCGCTGACGTGAGGGATGCGGCCAGGGTGTAGGACTCCTGGTCGCCGTCGGCGGGGGTGCGGTCGATGAACTGCATGTCGACGTCGTCGAGGTCGACGCTGACTCCGAGGGGTGCCTCTTCGTCGAGCAGCTGGATTGCGTCGGCGCCGGCGGCACGGTTGGGGTAGAGCACTCCGTCGGCGGCGATCCGGCCACCATCGCGGTTCATGTTCTGGATCGCGCCGGCGAGCTCGGCGCCGTCGTGGCCCATGAGCATCTCGTCGGCGTGCTGGAGCGGCCACGGTCCGGCTTCCCAGTACAGGGAGTCGGCGGCGAAGATCCGGCCGTCGCCGGTCTCCTGGTCCTCGAAGGCGAGTCCGGTGTCTCCGGGGGTGGACCAGGTGCGGGGTGCCGGTCCGGTTGCGGCGGCAGTCTGATCGGGCATGGTGGCCTCCGTGGGGCCGAGGGGGATGTCTGTGTAGTCGCCCGCGAAAGCCACGCGCATGCGGTCGAAGGTGATCGGCCCGAGGCGCGACTCAAGGGCGGCGAGCAGCGCCGGATCGTCGCTGTACGCAGCGCACACGTGGGGCTGCCAAGGCGAATGCTGGGTGGGCAGCTCGGGCCGTTCGTGGGTGTTCTCCAGCGCCATGGTGGCCACGGTGCGGGCGTCGATGAGACCGGAGGCTTCGGGGTCGCGTGCGGGGTCGTCGCCCACGGCCCACACCCATGCCGGGGAGTCGCTGCCGGGGTTCCAGTGGTTCGCGCCGAACGCGGTCGCTGCGATGGGCCCGGTCAGTTCGGACGCCGTCATGGCGCTGAGGTCGGCGATCAGCTCGGCGCGCTGGGTGTCGGTCCAGTCGGCGCCCTCGCCGAGGTAGTACAGCGTCAGGTGAAGCTGACCGGCCGTCTCGCCCCCGTCCAGGGCCAGGCGCTGGGCGTCCTCCTCGGTCGGTACGAGAGCGATCATCGCGCCCGTATAGACCGTGTCGGCGGCCGTCACTCGCTGCTCATGATGGTCAGTCACTTCGTTCTCCTGGGATTCCAAGGCGTGGAGGCGCGGGGCGTCCTTCGGATCGAATGGGCCGGCGGCGGTTCGGTTGCGGCCTGTGGGTGCGGCCTGGAGTACGGCGATACACCGGCAGTTGCAGACCTCTTCCGGTGGCGCGGTCGGGTCACCAGGCGCGCTCATCGCTACGCCCCCGACGGTGAACGGCTCGTCGAGGAGACGGAGTTGACCGTTCGCCTTGTGGTGCGAGTCCCGTACCTTCGTGTCCCTGCGGGTGATCCACTGCTTCACCAGCGGCCGGTCCGGGCCGGTGACTTCCAGCCCGGCGGCCAGGGTTGCCGTGTTCCATGCGCGGGTGGCCTCGGTTGCGGCGATCAGCGCCTCGCGGGCCGGGCCGAGCTGCGCCCCTTCCCGCGTGAACGCGGCGCGCAGCCGGGCGCGGAGCTGGTCGACGTCCTCCCCCGCGTCGACGCCGGCGGCCAGCTCCCGGCGCGCGGCCTCGGCGAGGTGGTCCCCGACCGCGCGGAGCAGGTGCTCAGTGACCGTGACGTACTCGCTGATCGCCGGAGGGAGCGGGGCGCCGGCGTCGTGGCGGCCGGGCAGGTCGGTCCAGGAGTCGGGAAGGGTGGCGTCGACGGATTCGGCCGCGCGGTGGGCTGCCTGGTCGGTGACGCCGAGGAGGCCGCGCACGATGCGCGGGATACCGGCACGCCACATGCGGGCGATGCCTCCGACGGAGAAGCGGGCCGCGACGATCTCGGTAGCGCCGGCGAGCGCGCGAGCGAAGTCGGCGGCGGTGTCGTCGAGGACGTCGGCCACCAGCTGGCTGACGGTGTCCTCGGCGGCGGCCAGTGCCTGATGGATCTCGTCAGCCACGGCGCGCCTCCGGGCTTGGGTGCAGCTGGACGTCCGGGGCGCCGTGCCCGTGGCGGGTGTTGTAGTCGGCGCGCCAGGCCGCAAGCTCCTCCCACAGTTCCCGGCCGGAGCACTTCGAGCAGAAGCCGTGTGCGGCGTGCGCGGCGCGGCTGTGGCCCGGGGGTGCCGTACGCTCCCCCGGCTCGTCTGGCGGGCCGTTGTGTTCAGCCACGGGGGCTCACCTGCCGATCGTTGGGGCATGGCTCCACCGGGCCCATGTAGACCTGGGCAGGGCCGCGCAGCGTAAAGGAGCCAGTCGACCCGCCCACGATCTTGATGTCGGTGAGGCCCTCGATCCGGTCGAGCTTGACGACGCGCAGCCCTTCGCAGTCCGGGCACAGGTCGAGCTGGTGGATGCAGTCAGCCACGGGGGGCCTCCTGGTCGGTGGGGTCGTCGCAGATCTCGCACCCGGCCCACGTGCCGAGGGTGGATACGCCGTCGGGGGTGAGCAGGAGCATGTCGCCGATGAGCCGGGTGTAGGCGCGGCAGATCGCGCACCAGTCGGCGCGCGGGTTTCCGACGTGCAGAGTGCTCACGGCGCCGGGGCCCGGTCCGGGTTTCTCGGTGCGGGCGGTCATGCGGCGACCGCCAGGCACGACGTGACGACACCGGGCACCACATCGAAATCGTGCGGGATGCCGGCAGCGATCAGTTCGCGGGCGTAGGCGTCCAGGGAGGCCGTCAGGCACTCGGGGTCGAGGCCGTACCGGGTGGCGATCTCGGGCACTCGGACCCATGCGCCATCGAGGAGGTGGTATTGGTCGACCTGCCCGGGGTCAACCCGCAGCTCGGTGTGCAGGGCTGCGGGGAAGATCTGGCGGGCTCGGGCGCGTTCGGAGCGCGGGCAGGCGGGGGTGCGGGTGAGTCGGTCGCCGGCGGCGGTCAGGGCTGTCCAGATCAGCCCGTCGGCCGCGGCGAGCAGGGCATCGTGTGCGGGCCGCGCGGAGGCGGGCAGGGTGTCCGGTGGGGCGGTGGTCTCATCGACCGGCAGGGGTCCACTGGCGGGCGTCACGGGGGCTTGAGCCTGGCGTTGCTGCTGCTCGGCGGCGGTGGGCGCGTCGTCCTCGCTGAACCCGGTCTCTCGGCGCAGCGCCGGCGCGCTGATCGCCCCGAGTTCGTAGACCTTGAGTGCGGTCTCGGACCGGTTGGTACGGACCCGCAGGGGGCTGGTGTCGTACCAGACCAGCCAGCGGTGCCAGTCGGCTACGCCCTCGGATTCCAGGATGGGGCGCAGCCACTGGGTGGTGAAGGCGTGCGAGACCGTGGCGAGCTTCGGTTCGATCGCGAGGCGGATCGCCTCGGCGGTAAGGGCCCACTGTCCCCAGTGGTTGACGTCGCCCATGCCGAGGAGGATCTCGGCCGGCATTTCCAGGCCGGTGGCGAAGCGGCGGATTGCCTCGTCGCGGAGCTTGATGGCGAGCTCGTCGAAGTCCGATTCGAAGGTCAGGCGCTTGAAGTCGCCGATGGAGTCCGCGGGGACTTCGAGGACGATCGGGACGGTGGCCGCGGCGCTCTCGGGCTCCCTGATGGCCGTCTCGGCGACCTGCATCAGGACTTCGATCAGGTCGTCCTCGGCGTCGCCCTGCACGGGGTTTCCGGGGAACCGGGTGCCCTTGGGGATGAGGAGGATCCCGCGGCCGGTCAGCCTCGATCGGGCGATGGCCTTGACGGCCGCGTTGAGGAGCTGGAGTTCTTCGAGGATGTCCAGCGAGGAGCGGACCGGGGAATCCGCCTCGATGGCGCGTTCCGGGTCGGGCTCCCATACGCGGATGGCGACCGGGGCTTTCGGGTCGAGCACCTCGTCGCTGGCGGGGATCTCGACTTCCTCGCCGTCGATCTCCGCAACCAGCTTGGAGCCTTGGGGGCGGACCTCGCGCACGGACAGTACGCGCCAGTCGTGGCCGTCGGCGTCGAGGTTGGCGTTCAGGGCGCCGGCGTCGGCGTCGGGCCGGATGACCACCCACCCCTCACCGGGCACCGTGAGGTGTTTGCCGAATGCTCCGAGTAGGGCGGCTTGTCCGTCGGGGCCGCCGGCGATCTGGCTGACGATCTGTGTGGCGCGGTGGTCGTCGGGGGCCCGCTCGATCGTTCCGTCATCGGCGCGGCGGCCAGCGTAGAGCGTGGCGCCTGACATGGCGTTACCGGCCCACGTGGCGGCGAACCGGACCTCGGGCACGGCGTGGAACATGTCCCAGGTGCGGCCCTGCCAGGACTGGTCACCGACACCCCGGCCGCGGATCTTGCGGGCGGTGTACCGGGAGGCCGCTGCGGTGAGCGTTCGCTGGGTCACGATCCCACCCGCCCCATGGTGTCGTCGATGCGGTTCAGGAGCACCGAGGCGCCGGCGACACCGAGCCACTGCACGCCGTGGACCAGGAGCGGGGCCTCATGGAACCGGCCGGTGGCGAGGAGGAACACGGCAAGGATGGCGCCGGACAACCACCAGCCGACGCAGTAGACGCAGGAGATGAGCGTCACCACGAACGCGCTGGCCGTGTGGTCGGGGGTGTTGCGCCGGTCGTGCCAGGCGAAGATGCGGTCTCGGACGGGGTCCAGGATCGTGTCGTGGACTACGAGCTGAGTCGCCCGGTACCCCGCGAAGGCGAGTAGGGCGAACTGTAGGAGGTTGATCATGCCGCCCCTTGTGGTGAAGATCCGCCGGCGAAGTCGGCGGGCAGTATAGGACTACGGCCGGAATCGCTGCTCTGGCGTGAAACCGGCCCTGACCAGCGGGGATTTAGATCACGGCGGTGGGCGGTGTGTGCGGGCCGGCGGGCGTAAGCTTCCCGGGCGCGGGGCGCCGGGGGTCATGCCGACGCCAGTGCCCGGGCGGTGCAGAGGTCGATCGCACTCTGTGGCTGTCGGTGCCCCGCCCTACGCTGGTTTGTATGGCTGATGCCGAGGTCCCCGCTGATGACGTCTCCGCGCTGCTCGCGCTGATCGACGCTCTCGCCGAACCCGGTCCCCCCGTCCGCTGTATCGAGCTGGAGACTGCGGCCGGTATCGAGGTCCGGTTCCATGCTGAGGGCCCGGAGTACGCCGGCGGCGGGACGCTGTTCATCTCGGCCGGGGCCTTCGACCGCGCGGACTGATCCCCCCTCACCTGCCCCCGCCGCCGCCGGTGATCGGGCGGCCGTACCGCTGCGCCGCGACGGATGTCTTGCCGGGCTCGCGTTGCTTGGCCGGGGACTGGAGCGAGGACGCGGCGAGCGACTCGGCGAACATCGCCATAGCCACGGCGTCGCCCCGGTCGGGGCTGCGGCCCAGCCGGGCGACCACGCTGTCTTTCGCCTCGACCTTGATCTTCGGTGGCACGCCGGTGGTCACGTCCCATGTGGGGGTCGTGAGGTCGGAGATCAGGAGTTCGTCCGGGGGCAGCATGAGCCGCGCGTCGAAGGCCGGATCGAGGAGCTCACGCAGCCGCCAGTAGGCCGCCGACCGGCAGTTGTTGAACCCCCATTCGCCGTCACGCGTCCTGCCCTTGGTCTTGGCCGCGCCGGTGTAAGCCAGCACCGGAACGCCCAGCTCGCGGAGCCGGTCGACGACGCCGCCGCCCACGCCCATGGAGTCCACCACCGGGACCCGCGCGGCGTCCCCGGTACCGGTGGCTGCCTGTACCCGCGCGGTGGTCTGCATCGTGTCCTCGCGGTCGTGCAACTCCAGCTCCGTGATGGCGACGCCGTGGCGGTGCGCGAAGACGGTGGAGTCCCCACCGAAGCGGGCGACGTCGACGCCGGTGTACCGCCGCCCGTCCAGCGGCGGCCGTCCGTCGGTGTCCCACTGGTGCCACCGGTCGATGGCCGCCTCTACCCACGCCAGGGGGATGACGCTGTCCTCGTCGCTGGCCTGGAATTCGCCGAGGACGCGATTCGCATACATCGCCGAGTCGACGCCCCACTGGCGGGCGCGCTGCTCCGCCCATTCCGGGGAGATCCGGCCGGCGGCGATGGCCTCGGCGAGGGTGACGTGACGGGTCCACCAGTCCTCAAGGCCAGGGGCGCGCTTGTGGATGTCGTAGAACCGGCCGGCGGGCGGCCCCGGGGTGCTGATGGCCAACGCGAAGGCCTCGGGCAGGCCATCGGTACGGCCGCCGGAGAACGCGCCCTCGATGGCGTCCCACGTCCCATCGGGAACGACCTTGCCCTCGTCGATCAGGTAGAACAGGGAGTCGGCGTGCGCACCCTCGATCAGCTCGGGCTTGTGCGAGGCGACCGCCGAGGCCGCCCCGTTGTCGAGCTTGAGGTTCAGCATCAGCAGTTCGGTCAGCTCGGAGAACGGCGGCCGGCCGAGGACGTCCCACTTGATGCGCCTGGACCACTTCTTGATCTCGGGCCACAGGTAGACCGAGAGATGCCGCCACGCCGAGGCGGTCGTGATGATCTTCCAGTCGATCCCGGCGGCCTCGCGGGTGGTGGCGAACCACAGGACAGCGATCGCCGCCATGCCGGTCTTCCCGAGGCCGTGCGGCCCGCGTACGGCCACGCGGTGCCGGACCGGGAGCGCGTCGAAGATGTCGTTCTGGTAGGGCGTCAGGCCGTTGCCGTCGCCCCAGTCGATGACGTCCCTCGCCCACCCGGCCGGATCGCGCATGTACCGGATGCTGCGCCGCGAGGTCTTGCGGGTGCGCTTGCGCTGGACCTTGTCCCGCACCAAGCGCAGGGCCTGGACGTCCCCCGCGCGCACGAGCTCCTGGATCTGCCGCTCGATCTCAGGTGTCGTCGCCACCGGGCTCCACCCCTGGCGGCTCCTCGGGGTCCTCGTCCAAGAGCGCGAGGATCTCGTCTGCGAGGCGCTGGGCGTCCAGGTTCACGCGGGTCGGTGCCTCGGTGCCCTGGATCCGTGCGCGGCCGGCCATGCACTTGAGGACGATCTCGGCAGCCTTGCGGTCGTCGTCCAGCGCCTTGCCCCAGTAGGCGGCCTGTAGGCGGTCGTACCGCATCACCTCGCGCTTGCGTAGCTCGTCGACGTGGGCGTTGTCGCGGCCGATGCTGTCCTCGATCGCGCGGTCGATGGCCTTCTTCGCTGCGCTGGCGTCGGCGTACCCGACCCGTTCGGCGATCGTGCGGAGGTCGACGCCTGCCAGCTGGAGCTGTAGCGCCTGCTTCCGGCGTTGGGCAGCGGTGCGTCGCTGGCCAGGGGAGGCGGGCATACGGCGGTCCCCCTCTCGTGAGCATGTGTCCAGGTTTCGGTTTCAACTACCGGTGCCGGTGTGGGTGAGCTGGGCTTTCACCGGCCGGGGGTCACCGGGTCATGAGGCGGTGGAGCTCCTCGCGGGCTTGGGGGTCGGCCAGGAACCGGCCGGTATAGGAGGCGGTGACCATGACGGAGCCGGGCTTACGTGCTCCCCGGTGGGCCAGGCAGCCGTGTTCGGAGCGGATAACGCAGGCGGTGCCGAGGGTGTCCAGGTGGGTGTCCAGTGCTGTGGTGACCTGGCGGGTGAGTGCCTCCTGTGTCTGGAGGCGGCGGGCGTAGGCGTCGAGGAGGCGGGGGAGTTTGGACAGGCCGGCCACGGGGGCGCCTAGGGCGGGTTGGTAGGCGATGTCTGCGGTGCCGGTGAACGGCAGCATGTGGTGTTCGCAGAGGCTGGTGAAGGGGACGCCGGTGACGGCGATCGGGGTGCCGGGGTGGTCGACGGGGAAGGTGCGGGTGAGGATCAGGGCGGGGTCCTCGTCGTATCCGGCGGTCATCTCGGCGAGGGCGCGCAGTACGCGGGCGGGAGTATCGGCCAGGGCCGGGCTGGAGGGGTCGAGGCCGCGGACGGTCATCCACGCGTGGATCCCGGCCTTGAAGGCGCCGGCGGCGGCTGCAGCGGTGCGCGGGCCGATGGTTGCCGGGGTGGTGGTGGCCATGGTTATCGGGCCCTTTCGTCGCCCCACACGTGCACGTGCAGCCGTGTGGAGAGGTTGAATCCCGCGCGGATAGCGGGGTCGGCGATGGCGGCGAGGTGGTCGCACAGCTCGGGTGTTGTGGTGCCCTCGGGCATGATCCACACCGTGGACGGCGGGATGCCGTGGGCGGCGGTGAGGGTGGCCGCCTCGTCGACGTCGGCGGCGGTGGCGCACACGATCTTGAAGACGGCGTGCCCGGTGGCGTGGAGCGCGGCCAGGGCCTCGGGCCGGATGCGCCGGGCCACCGGGTCACCGGCGTGCCCGAGCTTCGGGGAGACGTTGAAGCGGGTCACGGACGCCGCGGTGTAGGAGCTGGGGGCGATCGTGCCGTTCGTCTCGATCTCGACGTCGACCCCGGCCGTGACGAGGGTGTCCAGGAGCAGCGCCCACCCCGGTTGCTCCTGCTGCAGCAGGGGTTCCCCGCCGGTGATGACGACCAGGCCGGGCGCGCCCTGCAGCGCACGGGCGGTGATGGCGGTCACGGGGGTGCGGGTGAGTTCGGCGCGCAGGTCGTAGCGGCGCCCGTCCCAGGTGAACGAGCTGTCGCACCAGGAGCACGCCAGGTTGCAGCCGCCGGTGCGGATGAACGAGGCGCGGCGGCCGGCGCTCGGTCCCTCACCCTGAATGGTTGGTCCGAACGTCTCTGCGATGACGAGGGTCTGTGTGGTGTCGACGGTGTCGACGAGGAGGGGGCTCACCCGGTGCTCCCGTCGAGGCGTGGGGCGTTCCAGGTGGCGGCGTTGACGTGGGTCTCCTGGACGTGGACGCGGGTTACCCCGGCCCCGGGTGCGCGGCGCAGCTTGTGGAGTGCGTCGGCGCCGACGTCGGCCAGGAGCGCGGCGACGTTCTCCACCGTCGGCCAGCCGGGCACCTCGTACACCTTGCCGTGGGTGCGCAGGATCGGCAGCAGGGGATCGTCGGGGCCGAGCATGACCCCGTGGTCCAGGTGCTCGTCGATCCACACGCGTACGGCGCGCTTGAACGGCCCGAACTCCACGACCAGCCCGGATTCCAGGGCGGGGGCGGTGACGGTGATCTCGGCCCACCAGCTGTGACCGTGGAGGCTGACGCACTTGCCGGGCAGGTGCGGGAGCCGGTGCGCGGTCTCGAAATTGTGCCTGACGGTGACGGCGTGCGACATTACGCGACCTCCTCGTACTCGGTGGGGTCGAGGAACCCAGCCTGCGTGAATGCCTCGTGCCGCTCGACGCATGTGCCGCACCGGCCGCAGTGCAGTGCGCCGCCCTGGTAGCACGACCAGCTCAGGGCGATCGGGGCATCGAGCTCGCCGGCGCGGCGGGCGATGTCGGTCTTCGTGATGTGGATGAACGGGGCTTCCACGCTGGGGATGTGGAAGCCGTCGAGGGCTGCGTTCACCGATGCCTGGAGTGCGTCGAGGAAAGCGGGCCGGCAGTCGGGGTAGACGGCGTGGTCCCCGGCGTGGATACCGAGGGCGACGAGGGCGGCGCCTCGGGCGGAGGCGATGCCGACGGCGACGTTCGCCATGATCGCGTTGCGGTTGGGGACGACCGTGCTGCGCATCGACGCCTCGGCGTAGTGGCCTTCGGGGACGTCGACGGCGCGGTCTGTGAGGGCGGAGCCGGGCATCAGGGCGCCGACGGCGGTGAGGTCGACGACGTGGTGTTCGGCGCGGTAGTGGGCGGCGACGCGGCGGGCGGCGCCGATCTCGCGTACGTGGCGCTGACCGTAGTCGAACGACAGCAGGAGCAGGTCGTATCCCTGGTGCGCGTAGTGGGCGGCAAGGGTCGTGGAGTCCATGCCTCCGGAGAACGCGAGGGCTGCAAGGGGCCGGGCGATCATGGGCGAGGCGCCTTTCGTGGGTTGGCCGCGACGGCCAGGGCGGCCGGCGCGAAGTTGTTGAGGTGGGTGTCGGCCAGGTACAGGCACGTGCCGGTGCTGGTCCAGCCGGGCGGGGGCGGCACACGGTGGCGTTGGGCGAGCCACTGGCCGAAGCGGTGATAGGCGACGGCGGAGGTGCCGCGCATCATGGCGTCCTCGCGGATGAAGTCCTCGGCAGGTTTGCCGGGCTTGAGCGCGAAGCCCTTGCGGGCGACGGTGACAGGGTCGGCGCCGTGGGAGCGCAGCAGCGTGGCGTGCCGTTGGACTGCAGAGCGGTCCCCGGCCTGGAACTCGGTCATGCGGCCGCGGCCGTCGTCCCACAGCCGGACCTTGCCGTACTGCGCTCCGCCCGACCAGGTCGAGGAGTCGACCGAGTAGAACGGCAGGGCGGAGATCAACGTCCGGTTGGTCTGCCCGAAGCCGTGGAAGACGGTCCCGTGAGGCTGCGCGATCCGGAAGCAGCGGACGAGCCACCGCATCAGCTCTTTCGGGCGGCGCCAGTACGGCACCATCCCGCCCAGCGCGACGTACCGGTACCGGGCGCAGAGCGCTTCGAGGACGGGCCACGGGGTGCCCGTGTGGAAGGTGGGCAGCACGCTCAGCCCGGCCGCTTCGAGCGCGTCGGTGTTGCGGGCGGTCGCTTCGGGGTCGCCGATGACGTCGAGGGTCGCCGCGGTGGTGATGACGTCCCGCCAGTCCTTGAGCCATGCCGTGTAGTCGGGCAGCGCGATCGTGGCGCCGGTGGTGGCGACGGAGAACGCGCCGGAGTCGGCGAACAGTTCGACCGGTCCGGGGTACAGGGCGGTGATGTCGGTGAGCTGCTTGTCGCGGAAGTAGTGGAACGAGGTCAGGACACGGAACGTCATGGGCGGCCGGCCGGGGTGAGGAGGGTCAGCGGTACGAAGTCCTCGCGGGCCGAGGCGGCGAGGTAGACCTTTGTTCCCTCGGTGTCGGCGCGGGGCAGCGGCGGGGCAGGTACGCGGTGCCTGGCGGTGAGGTGACGTTCCATGAACTGGTACGCGCGGGCCGAGGCCGCGCCCAGCTCGGCGCGCTCGCGGGTGAAGCCGGGGGTGCCGGCGCGGAGGTAGTCGGGGGCGATGGTGCGGGCGGGGTCGAGGCCGTGGCGGCGGAGCAGGTCGGCGTAGGGGCGGACCTCGGCGGGGTTGCGGAAGAAGACGCTGCGGATCTTCCCGGCCGGGTCGTCCCAGAGGTAGGCGAGGCCGAAGCGGCGGCCCATCAGGTAGGAGCTGGAGTCGACGGAGTAGAACGGCAGGCTGCGGATCAGGGCCGGGGAGGTCATGCCGAAGCCGTGGAAGACCGTGCCGTACGGGACGGCGGTGCGGAAGCAGCGGACGAGCCAGGCCATGAGGGGGCGTTGCTTGGCCTGGCCGACGGCGAGCAGGGCCATGCCGCCCAGGGCGATGTACCGGTTGGTCGCGCAGAGCGCTTCGAGGACGGGCCAGGGCTCGCCGACGTGGAAGACCGGGAGGGGGTCGCATCCTGCGTCGCGGAGCCGGTCGACGTTGCGGGCGGTCGCCTCGTGGTCGCCGATGACGTCGAGGGCGGCTTGAACGGTCAGCAGGGGTGCCCACTGGCGGAGCCATGCCGCGTAGTCGGGGAGGCTGATCGCTGCGCCGGTGGTGGCTGCGGAGTAGGCGCCGGAGTCGGCGAACAGGTCGACGTCGCCACCCAGCTCGGCGACGAGGGCGGCGAGGTCGGTGTCTCGGTGGTAGTGGTACGAGACCAGGACACGCACGGTCACGCCGGCGCTCCCCCGGCTGGTCCCGCACTGCTCGCGGCGGCGGCGGTGGCGGCGAGGTCGAGGAGGTACCGGAAGCGCTCGCCGTCGTCGCCCGGGTTGGAGCAGCCCAGCGTCAGACCGAGGAACTCGCTGCGGGTTTCAGGGGAGACGCGGAACCTCAGGACGGGCCAGAGGTCGGATGCGTCGGGGTCGCCGTAGGCATCGGCGAGTTCGTCCAGCGATGGGGGCGGGGCGATGAGGAGCTGCACGTCAGCTTCGGTGTAGCCGGTGCCGCCGTAGTCCTCATCCATGTACGACAGCAGCTCGGCGAGGGCGTCACGGTCGGTGTCGCCGAGCTCGGCCGACCGGTTGTCGACGAGGTTGATCCTGCGGGCGGTGTCGTCGTCGCAGGTGACGACCTCGATACGGGCGCTCGGGTCCCACGGCTGGCCCTGACAGATCCCGCAGGGGCGTTCCTCGCCGCCGGAACGGAAGGTGATCCCGCACGGGCCGGGGCCGTGGAGCGCGAGGGCCTGTGCGGTGTGGTTGCCGGCCAGGATGATCAGCGGGCCGTTCGTGATCTCCCGTACGACCAGGGAGCGGTATTGGCCGTTGCGGCACAGGCTTTCCATGATCGTCGGGACGTCGCCGCGCTTGGCGTTGCCGGGGAAGGGGGTGAGTTCGTCGAGGGCGGCGTGAACGGTGCGCACGTAGGTTGCCTGAGCCATCGGTACATATCCCCTGGTCGCAACGGATAACGGCGCAGAAGGATAAGCCCCGGGGCATTTCGGCCCCTTGCGGCCGTCTGCGGCCGTGTGGGGAAGCCCGGCGGGGTGGTGGCTGCCGGGCTTCCCCGGGGGCGGGGAGGGGCGGTTACGTGGCTCCGGGGACGTTCCGGACGGCGCGGTGTACGGGTGGCGGGGCGAGCGTCACGACGGTGCTCATGCGTCGTCGACGCCGGCGGCCTTGAGGAGCGCGGCGACGGTCACGACCTGGTCGTGGGTGTGTCGGCAGTCCAGGACGGCGGCGAGGGCGCGCAGCGCGCGGAGGACGATCTCCGGGGCGCCGGCGGCGGGGATCACCTCGCGGGCGGCGGACACCAGCCGGGCGGCCTCGTCGCGGTCCTCGGGCACATAGTTCAGCACCATCTGTACGTGCCCGGCCGGTACCGGCGGCTGGTCGGTCGCGGGGGGCACGGTTGCGACCGGGGCGACACCTTCCAGCACGCTGCCCGAGGACGAGGCGGCGGCCTGCTCCTGGCCGCCCTGCTGGGCGTCGTCCTCGTACGTGTCCTCGTCTTCCTCGGCCGCCTCCTCGATGGCGGCGAGGAGGTCGCTCAGGTCGGTGTCGGTGTACCCGGTGCCGCCCAGGTCGTCACCGACGTCGGCGAGGGCCGCGGCAAGCTCGTCATCGTCATACGTGCCGTTGTCCGCTGCCTTGTTGTCGACGAGGTTGATCCGGCGGGCGGCGGCGTCATCGCAGGTGATCACCTCGCAGCGGGCGACGGGCTCCCAGTCCTGGCCCTGGCAGACCGCGCACGGCAGTTCCTCGTCGGCGACGGTGATGGTCACCCCGCACGGGCCGGGGCCGTGCTCGGCGAGCGCCTGCAAGGTGTGGTTGCCGGCGAGGACGATCAGCGTGCCCGGCTCGGTCTCACGCACGACCAGGCCGCGGTACTGGCCGTTACGGCACAGGCTTTCCAGGATCGTCGCGACGTCGCCCCGTTTGGGATTGCCGGGGAAGGGGGCGAGGTCGGCGAGCGGAATGGTGACGGTACGGGCGTAGGCGGTGACCTGAGGCATGGACATATCCCTTGATCGCGGGCGGCGGCGCAGAAGGATAAGCCCGGTGGTCAGGTGGCGGATCGGTGGCGGGCTGGTGGTCGGCGGCGATCTGCTGGAGTAGATACAGCATCCGGTCCGCCTGCGTGGAGCCCGCTCGTGCGCGGGCCGCACCGCCGCCTCCCGGTACGCTCGCCCGGACAGCGGTCGGCCCCGCCGCAATTCACCTGGGGCGGGGCCGACTCGTCCGCTTAGGTCCGGTCGACCTTCGAGACCCGCGCCTTCACGATGTCGGTGATCTTGCCGTTGCGGATCTCTGTGTCCAACGGGGCCGTGTCGCCGGTGTTGGTCTTGCCGGCGCCGAGCTTGTCGGCGGTGATGCCGGTGGTGCCGAGTACGTCGCCGTCCTTGTCGAGGAACTCCAGCTCGGCGTAGTAGTCGGCTGCGTGGGCGGTGTGGTTGACGATGCGGAAGTGGACGACGTAGGCATGCGGGCCCCAGGTGGGGTGGTCCTCGAAGCCGGACCGGGTGATCTGCACGTCGCGGACAGCGGCGGAGGCCGGCGCGGCCGGGTCCGGGCTGGCGGTGACCGTGGCCGTGGTGCCGGCGTTCTTCGCCAGACTGCTCGTGTCGGCAGCACCGCCGCAGGCGGTGAGCGTGAGAGCCGCAGCACAAGCAGCGACGGCGAGGTTGAAGTTAAGGCGCATCAGGACTCCAAGACGCGTTGTGGGAGCCGCCAGTTGACCAGCCAGCCACGCCCTCGCGGATCGCGGCGGGCGGGGCGGACGGCCGGCGGGGCCGGGCGTGGGCTGCGCGGATACCGCCCGGCCCGGTACCGCACGATTCACCCGCACGGGCGAGACGTGCGGGGTGTCAGCGCGACGGGCCGGGGCCGCCGTGGTCAGAGGACGATACGGGGCCCGGAGCCTCCCCCGGCGGCTCCTCGTCGTCGTACAGTCCGCCCAGCGTCCACCGGGTGTAGTTGTTGCGGTGGATCTCCTCGGCCTCATCGTCGGTCAGGTCGCCCATCTCGACCCGGTGTTCGATCTCCTGGGTTTCCTGCTGCAAGCAGTCCGGACAGATGCCGCACCCTACGGGGGAACCGTCGACAAACTCCGGCTCGCACGGCTCAACTTGTTGCGTCATACGTTCTTGCCTCCAGTGTCATACGCATCTGATCTTGTGCCCGTATGCGCGACGGGCTCACGCGGCGGACACTGTCCTGACAGAGCGCCCGACGCTGATCCGGCGGCTGTCCGACGGACGGTGTCCGCGCAGGTAGACATGTGTCCGGACATGTCCGCACGGTGTCGGCGGACGTGTCCGGACAGGGTCGTCAGCTGGGCTGCCGGTCCCACAGATGAACGGTCTTGCTGGCGCGCAGGGGCGCGCCTTCCGGGCCCTTGATGTGGCCGGGCACGATGCGGTCTTCGTGGGTGCATGAGTCGTCGGCGTGGGCGGAGGGGTTCAGGCAGGTGTTCCGGCGGTAGGGGCGGACCGGCCAGCGGCAGGACCACTGCGGTTCGCGGCGGCCGGTGCTGGCCCGTGCGTCCTCCTGAGCGGCCTGTGGACTGGGGCGGCGGGCACTGTGGACGTGGACGACGCGAACGGCCGAGGAACCGGTGATGCCCTGCCGCGCGTCGCGCTTCACGCAGGAGCGGGCCCGGGGGATCTCCTCGACGTCGGTCCACTGTCCCGTCGTTCGCTGGGCCATCAGCTGCCACGCGGTGTACACGGCGATGGCCCATGCCGCGTTCGTGTCGGGCTGCGGATCCTCGAACGTGCCGCCCTCACGCATGATCATTTCGTTGTCCCAGGCCAGGACCGGGCCATCACTGGAGCGCCGGGCGTCGATGTGCGCGGCCGTCATCACCGAGCCGTCCGCCATGTTGCCGACCGGGGTGTCGGGTGCGAGGCCGGAGAACAGCCCGCGGGGGCTGTAGAAGGTGACCCACAGGCCGCGGAAGTCCTCGGGGATACGGCCCATCTTCCCGCCGCTGCGGTACAGCCACTGCACGTTGCCCCGGTCGAGGGTCACGGACTGGGGCGACCACGGCGACCAGGAGGCGGCGACGATCGGGGTGGTGACCCGGGCGGAGGCGCCGGGCCGGTAGGCCAGGGTGCCGGCGAGAGACTGGGCGGCGTCCTGCTCGTATCCGCCGATCGGCTCGCTGAACAAGATCAGCCCGGTGGGGCTCGGCGGCCGGTCGACGCTGACCCGCTCGGTGGGCGTCGTGCGCGCAGCGGCGAGGGTAAGGGCGGTCATGTCCGGGGTCGCGAAATACAGGTCAGCGTTCAGCAGCCGCTGAGCCTCGCTGCGCAGCAGGAGTTCAGCGCCGATCGAACCGGGTGTTGCGCTCATGCCGGGCACCGTGGGCAGGATCGTGCAGTGTCCGGCGTGGATGGCCTCGCGCATGGTGCGCTTGGCGGCCATGGTGCCGAGGTGGTCGATCATCGACGCGCGCCAGTCGGACAGTTGACGGGGCTCGGGCGGGGTCCAGCGAGTGCTCACGGTGTGGTCCTTCCGAAGGGGCGGCGTGCTCGGTGGTTCAACGACGCGTCCGGGCCCGGCTGTGTGGCCGGTCCCGGACGCGTCCGGACGGTAGGTCAGGGCCGCAGGTCGGCGACGAGGGCGGTGGCGTTGTCCGGGCGGTCGCCACCCCAGGAGACGGCCGTCTCGACGAGGTCGCGGGCGGCCTCGGCCGGGGTGCCGATCAGGTAGTCGGCGAGGGTCGCGCCGTTGTCCTCGATCGGCTCGTACGCGCCATCGGAGACGATCAGCAGGCGGCAGGTCTCCGGGTGGACGGTGGCCGTCTCGATCGCCGGGTGCCCCACCTCGTTCATGACGTCCTTGTCGCTGGCCGTGGCGCCGAGGCATGACGTGACCCTGTTGCGGTTACCGCCCTCGGGGTAGATGTCGTTCGGCGGGTAGACCCGGCGCAGGTTGTGGTCCTCGGTGAGGCGGCGCAGCGTGCCGCCGAGGAGGAGGTACGCCCGTACGTCGCCGCACCAGGCGATCGTCATCGGCTTGCCGGGGGCGGTGACGGCCACCAGCGTGCACGCCTTGGGCCCGTAGCCCCACGGACCCTGACGGTCCGGGTCGGCGGCGTATCGGCCGTACAGGTGGCGAAGGCCGGCCTCGGCGTCGCCACGGCGGGAGGCCGCACGGGCGAGCTGGCGGGCGGCGGCGCGGGTCCACTCGCGGACATCCTCGGTGCTGCCGATCCCGTCCAGGAGGACGTACGCGCGGGCGCCGTCGGGTGCGGTGTGCACGGCGGTGGCGTCGCACTGGGCGGCGCGTCCGCCGATGTTCTGGGCAGTGGCGTAAAGGCGCATGACGGGCTCCGCTCCTGGCAGGTATGGGGGGGGATCCGGCCGGGCGCCAGAGGTCTGGCGCCTGGGTGAGGGAGGGTCAGGCGGTGGACGTTTCGTCGTTGTAGATCGCAACTGCGGCGTCGGATGCCTCGTGCGCGTCGGCGTAGTCGCCGCGCGTCCAGCGGGTGAGGACGAGTTGCTGGTTCGGCGCGCTCAGCCGGGCGATGTACCAGGCGAGACCGACCGGGATGGTGCCGCTGTCAAGGGCGGCTTGTCCGGCCTCGCCCAGCGCGAGGAGCTCCATGCGGATGGTGATCTTCATTGGCGTCTTGCTGGCCATCTCGGCGATCTCGGCGGCCGGGTATCCGGCGTCGGTGAGCAGGCGGTAGATCCGGGCCTCACGCAGGGGGCGGGTGCCGGGCTCGTTGACCTGCTCGGCGATGACCTGGGCGGCGACGGCGGGCATCAGCTTGGTGTCCATGGCGGTGGCTCTCTTCCTCGGGGTGGGGGTGGGGGCCGGGCACCGTGTGGTGCCCGGCGGGGCTGGGAGGGAGGGTCAGGCGGCGGCCCAGGCGAGGCGGTCGGCCTCGTTGCGCTGGTAGTCCGCTTCGCAGTCCTCGCAGTGCTCCGGGCACTGGCCGGTCAGGCAGGCGAGGCGGTAGGGGAGGTAACGCGGCTCGTCGAGGCGGAAGCCCTCACCGCTGGGGACGGGGCCGACATGGCGGCGGTGGAACTCCAGGACGCGGGCGATGCCTTGGGTGCGGATCTGCTGGCAGTCGCCGGCGGAGAAGAAGTCATCGGCGGCCGGGTCGTAGTACTCCGCGTGAATCCAGCCGGTGAGGTGACCGACGGTCAGGAAGACACCGAGCAGGGCGCCGGTGACGTCGCGGACCTCGTAGCCCTCCATCGGGTGCTTGAGGTCATCGCCGATCCAGTTCCAGGACCGCAGCTCCGCCAGGCCCATGCGGACCAGCAGAACGGTGGTGTCGGCGACGGTGGCGGTGGTGACGACCTTGCGCATGACGTTCTCCTGAATCCCGGTGGGCCCTGCACCCTCCGACACCACAGACATTACCCAACTGGAGTTGGGCAAGTCAAGTTGTGTTATCCGTGTCTTGTATCGTTCGCGCTGGTCACGAGCCTTGAGTCGGTGGTGGGGCACCGTCTGGCACCCCACCACTGGGCGTGTCAGCCGACCGGGCGCCGCGTGCGCCCGGCCGGGGCCGGAAGGCTCAGACAGCGGGCCGGGGAGTCAGGGCGGCGAGGGTCAAGGCGGCGTCGACGCCGTCGCGCCAGTTGCCGGCGCTGGGGGCGTCCCACTGCTCGCCAATCTGGGAGGGCACCGGGACGCCGCGGTACGTGATGATCCGGGCGCGGTCGGCGGCGGGCAGTACGTCGCTCTGGCTGTCGTCGTCCTGGTCCTCGTCGGGGGTGTCCTGTCCGCAGGTCTCACAGCGGCCGGCGACCTGCTCAGGGTGCTCCCGGCAGATCTGCGCCCAGAGGTAATACGGCTCGGCGTCCTCGGGGAGGCTGCGCGCGGCGGCGTCCTCGGTGTTCAGGTGGGCGCTCAGGTTGGCGGCCTTGACCGCGCAGCCCATCGTGTCCGTCACGCCGTCGCCCGTGAAGACGCCGAAGGTGGCATCGGCGGCCTTCATGGCGCAGGCCATGACGGGATCACCGGCGACGTCCTCCCGGGCGTACAGGCCGTGCACGCACCGGTTGGCGGCGAGCTTGCGGCCGGTCATCGAGCGGGCGATGGCCGAGCGCTGGGCGTCCTCACGGGCGTCGCGGTCGTCCTGGTCGGCGAAGAGGAGGACGTTCGCAGCCGTCGACCGGTACGACTCCAGTCCCTTCGCGTACGTGCCGGCGGCGGTGATCCAGCCGTAGCGGGCGGAGTGCAGGTGCCCGGCGCGGAAGGTGTACCCGGCGAAGTGGCCGCCTTCGCGCTGGTGGGGCTGGAAGTCTGTCGCGTTCGGCCAGGTGCCGGACACACACCTCGTTGCCTCGTCGGCGCTGAGGGGGGCCCGGCGGTCGCGCCCGGATCCGTGGGCGGCGTCCGGCACGGCCGCCGGTTCGGCCTGGTCGGCGGGGGCACCGATGGCCGGCGGCTGCTCCTCGTCCTCCTGGTCGTCGCTCTCGTCGGCGACGCAGTCCTCGCAGCCGTTGGCGGGCTGCTCCTCGTGGTCCCGGCAGACGGCCATGACGGTCATGCCGCCAACGATCCGGTCCACTTCCCTGGCGGCCCAGTTGCCAACGTCCATGGCGCAGTCTTCGACGTACGTGAAGCCGCCGGCGAAGTCGTCCCACACGCCGTAGGTCACGCCGCCCTCGCAGGCCGGGACGGGCAGCACGTCGGCGTGCGGGCCGCGCTGATCCGGGATGCCGTGGGTGACGCAGCCGGAGCCACTCAGACCAGCGGAGAGCGGTACGGCCGTGATGTCCTGAGGCTGGCTGGCCGGGACACATACGGTCCGGTGGTGCGCCTTGTAGATGCTCGACTCCCCTCGGGGGCACGAGCAGCCTCCCGGAGCCGAGCGGGCCGCCTCCTCGTTCCGCCGCTTGGCCGCGCTGATGGCGGCGTAACGGCTGGTCATGCCCTCGACGTCGCGTCCGGTGACGGTGTCGCGTACGGCGTAGCCGCTGCCGCGCCGGTCGACGACGAAGCGGGCGGCCTCGACCTCAGCCGCCGAGAGCTCGGCTGCGGGGAGCTCGGCCGGTGCCTCCACCGTCTCGGCGGGCCGGTGCGCGAAGACGCACCGAGAGGACCGGAGCATCTTTTCCGTGGTCCAGCCGCGGGACTCAAGCCGCTCCGCGAGGCAGTCGAGGGCGGGCCCGTACGGGAGCTCGTCCCGGCGGATGCTCTGGCCGCCCTCCAGCCAGTAGACGGCGACACGACCCTGGCCGCGCGGCTGGATGACGTAGCCGCGTACGTCGCCCTCGTCCCCGCCACGCTCCCCGACGTCGTGGTGGTCGGTGAGCGTGGCGACGGCGAGACCGTCCAGGTCCTGACGGGCGGCGACGACGTCCGGGTGCGTCGCATCCTTCGGCGCACTGCCCTGCGCGGTGCCGTTGTGGGTGACGATGACGCCCTCGACGACGCGGCGGCCCGTGTCACAGGTGCCGGCCGGCACCTGCTCGGCGACCGGGGCGGCGCCGGGCGTGATCCAGTGCTTCGTGGCGACGCCCCACAGGCACACCTCACGACCGTCGGCGGTCGCGCCGTAGCGGACGCTGCCGCTCACCCACTGATGGACGATGGTGATCGGCGCCCCGGTGACCTGCTTGCGGTCCTTCGCCCGGGAGAAGGTGCCGTCCTCCAGCTCGGTGCCGTAGAGCTGGAACGGGCACGCGATGCCCTTGAGCGTGCGCCACTCGGGCGCGGCCGGCGTCTGGTCGGCGGAGCTGTCCGGGGTGTTGGTGCTGTTCGTCATCAGGTCGTTCCGTTCTCTGTGCGGGGCCGGGCACCCTAGACCGGTGCCCGGCGGACTCGGGTGGGTCAGGCGGCGAGCAGCTCGGCGACGGCCGGGGCCTGCTCGGCGGCGAGCAGCACCTTGAAGGTGTCGCGGCGGCCCTTGCGGGGCGGGGTCAGGCCGCGGGCGGTGTAGTCGAGGGCGACCTGGTCGCCGTCGAGGACCGTGCCGCCGGGGACGCGGTTGATGGTGACGCGGCCGTAGGTGCCGACGGGCAGCGTGCGCAGCCACTTCTTCTCGGCGTCCGCGCGCTTGGCCAGGTCCTTGGCCTGCGCGTCCAGGTCGGCGAAGCGGTCGCCGTGCGCCTCGATCTCCTCGACCGCCGGCATCTCCTCGGCGGTCAGGGTGCGGTCGGCGGCCGGGGCCGAGCTGAGCGAGGTCTTGCCGAGGCGCTCGGCGATCTTCCCCACGGTGCGGCTCGCGGCGGTCGCGGCGCGCAGGCCCAGGCGGTTCAGGCGGCGCTCGGCCGCACGGACCGCGCGGCGGGCGGCGCCCGCCTCGACCTTGGCCTCGCGGGCGGCCTCGACGCGGTCAGCGACCTGGCGAGTCTGGATCTCGACGCGGCGGTTGGCGGCACCGATGCCCTTGCCGGCGCGCTCGGCGGTGCGCAGGTTCTTGACGGCCTCGGCGCGGCGGGTGCGCTGCGTGGTGACGCGGAGAGCGGCGCGCTCGGCCTTGCGGTCGGCGGCGTTCTGCTCGCGCTGGGCGCCGGCGAGGGCGGCCTCGGCCTCGGCGGTGAGGTTCAGCAGCTCGGCGGTCTTTGCGGTGCTGTTCATGGCGGCGCCCCTTTCGTTCCGGTCCGGGCCGTTCGCCCGTTCCGACACGACAGACATTACCCAACCCGAGTTGGGCAAGTCAAGTTGGCCAACTGGACTTGCGTCGGCGTGTCCTGCGTGTTTGCATGATCCGGAGCAACACACACTTGGTTGGGCAACTCGACTTGTGCCACACTGCGGGGCATGGACACGTACACCCCCAGCGAGGAACTCAGGACGGCCCTGGCCGAGTACGAAGACGCGCTGAGGCTGGTCGAGGAGAGCCGGCTCAAGGTCTACGACGCGGTCGCCGCCGACATGAAGGCGCACGGCGTCACCAACGCACGCATGGCTGATCACTTGCCCTGGACCGAGGAACACGTCCGGAAGATCGCCAAGGCGCGCGGTGTCGAGCCTCAGCGCAAGTCGACGGTCCGCTCTATCGCCAAGACCGGGGGCAAGTCCTCCGGCTGACCGGAGGATCCCCATGCCCCGACGCGCCCCTACCGTTTACCGCATCTACGACAAGGCCGACCGGCTGCTGTACGTCGGCGTCACCTGGGTCGTAGGCGCCCGGCTCACAAGGCACCGTCAGCACTCCTGGAGTTGGATGGCGCGGACGTTCTCCGTTGAAGAGTTCCCCACGTGGGGCCTGGCGGAGCGCGGCGAGTATCACGCCATTCAGGACGAGGGCCCGCTGTTCAACAGCGACCGGTCACAGTGCTTTCAGGGCACCGCTCTGGAGGCGCGCGCCGCCATCCCCGCCGGCCTTGAGCGGCGTCCTCTGGGGTGGAGGATCCGGGCAAGGTCCGGTCCGGCGGCATGGCCGTCGAGGCTCGCGTACGCGGAGTTCGGCGATGCGGTGCTAGACCTGCCGGACGAGGCCGCGCAGAAGATCGCGGCACGGGTGCGGCACGCTCACCCGGACCAGGCCCCGACCCTCGACGGGGAACACGCCGGGATGCCGGAGCCCTGGGGCGATCACGGCATCGTCGCCTACGCCCTGCGGTTCGGGCTGCTGCAGCTCGATGACGTCAAGCCGCACGCGGTCCTCAACTCACACCACCAGCACTAGCGTCGCGGCGGCGGCCCCGCAGTATGTCCGGGCCTACCATCGTTCGCCGCGCGCGATCTGCTCGGCCGCCGCAGGATGACACGCTGCCAGAGCAGCCCAACGCAAGGAGCAGCACGTGAACATCGCCCTCGCCCGCGTCGTCGAGACCTGCGCCGGCCTGCCCTCCCAGTGGGACGCCTGGACCACAGACGGTCAGTACCTCTACCTCCGTTATCGGCACGGACAGGGCACGGTCGATCAGCAGCCGGGGCAGGACACGGACTCCTGGCGATTCACGGCGGACACAACGCTGTGCCGGTGGGACGACGGAACGGGCGGCGGCGATATCGAGCTGGCCGAGTTCCTCAGGGCGGCCGGGCTGGAGCTGGCACCCGGGGTGGAGGTGGAGCGGTGAGCGCCTCTCACGCGGAGTTCCATCCCGAGCCCGAAGAGGGCTGCCGGGACTGCGTCAACACCCGCCGGCCCTTTCCGTTCGCGGGCCGCGCCATCGCCGACGTCCTTGCTGATGCCCGCCTCCGGGACGATGACGGCGGCGTAGTCATCGAGAGGAGCTGACCCATGACCGACCCGGTGCCGGGCACCGTCCGCTACTTCTGCCCCCTGGAATGTGGCTGGCACTACGACCAGCCACCGCCCAGCCTCGCCGACATGGCCGGAATCGTCCCCGCCTCAAGCGCCTACCTGCCCGAGTTCATCAGCTGGATGGCCCGTCAGGCCATGCGGCGGTGTGCGGAACTGGTCGACCAGGCGGCGCGTGAGCATCTGGCCACGCACACCACCGAGGAGTTCGCGCAGGCGATTCACGACCTGCGCGTCAGATGCGAGAACCTGGCACGGCAGCAGGCGCAGCAAACGAGCCCCCGCGATGACCTTTGGGAAAGCCTCGGCATCGATCCCGACCGGGTCAGCCGCGAGGAGTTCGAGGAGTACATGGACGTCCACGACCGCAAAACAAGGAACCGGACTTGACCGAGCAGCCCGCGACCCCCTAACTGCGTTCTCCAGCCGGACATGCCGAAGGGCCGCACACCTGCTGTGTGCGGCCCTTCGGCGTGTCGAGGCGCCCCGGGCGGAGTCCCGGGGGCGCCCCTAGTGGAAGAAGAGGGCGAGCACGAAGAGCCCGATGACCACGACCGTCAGCAGGCGCTGATCGCGCGGCACGCTGAGCAGGCTCATGCGCTCCGGCGCAGCGGGCTCCTCGTCGGTCTGGCATGCCAAGGACGCCTCACCGCACTGCCCGCAGTGGTGCTTACACATGGCTGCCCCCTCGCAGAATTTGACCGTTCATCACTTATGGTGCCTTATCCGCCACGCTGCCGGGCCCGATTCGGGGTCCGGCTCCCAGTCGTACGCCGTCGGCTGCGCCTCTCCGCCCCCCTCTCCACCGCTCTCCGCTCGTGGAGAATCCGGCCCCTGACCTGCGTCTCCGCTACCGGAGAGCGGATCGGAGAGTGGTCCAGGCCCCCCCTCGGGGGAGGGCAGTGGAGGCAGGTCCCCGCGGTGCACTCCGGCCCGCCCCGCGACCCCCCCGGCGCGGAACTTACGGGAGGGGTCAAACCCGGCCGAAATGAGGTGCTGGCGCAGCTCTACATCGGTGGCCTGAGCGAGGCCGGGGAGGTGCTTGCGCATGGCCGGCCGGAGCGTCTGCAGATGGACCCCGTTCAGGTCCCCGATCAGGGTCCGGATCAGGGCCGTCAGCGGGGGCTCGTCGGGGACGTCTCCCCCGTCCTCGTCGGGCTCGTCGACGGCGGGCGTCGGCGTGCTCGGGGCCGGACCCTTCGTCAGGGTGACAGGGGTGTCCTGGGCGCCGCTCTTGTCGGGGTCCTTCGCCCGCTTCGTCTTCTTGGCCTTCCCCTTCTTGGCGGTGCTCTTCGGCTCCTCGTCGTCGTCTTCCTGCTCGGCGTTCCAGCGTTCGGCCACGACGGCAGCGAGCAGCCAGACCATGAGCAGCCAGGCTGCTCCGTTGCGCTGGTAGACGCCGACGGTCCGCCAGGCACAGAACAGGCCGGCGGCGACGATGCCTGAGCGGGCGATGAATGAGCCGCCCTTCTTTCCGTACGTGCCGGTCAGCCAGCCGAGGAGCAGGTGACTGAGGACGCGCGTACCGGTCCAGACGATGCAGGCGACTACGGCGATGACGCACCACGATAGGCGGGGGAGTCGCAGCAGCAGGCGGCCGAGGGCGCGGGCGGGGCGGCGGGTGAGGCCGGCGCCGAGCACGGCCAGGTGGAGGGCGGCCTTCGGATCGGCGTAGGGGCGTAGGTCCGGCCAGGCAAACGCGCGGTGCTGGCTCTCGTCGTCCGCCTCCTCCTCGTCGGCCTGGTCGTGGTCCTCGTCGACGTCATCGGGGTACTCCCCCGCTGTCTCGTCATCCAGCGGGCCGGTCGCGTCGACGTCCTCGGCCCGGTCCTGCTGCTGCTCCCCCGCTACGTGGAGCAGCTGCTCCCCCACCGTCTGATCGTCGTCGGGCCCGAGGGGCGGCACCGAGTAGAGGGCGCGGGGGGTCATGCGGCGAGACTCTCGGCGATGGCGTGGATGCGAGCCGCGGCAACGGTCCAGCCGCCACCCGCGCCGGAGGCAATGAACCAGAACACAATCCCGAGGATGCTGATCCCCCGCAGCGTCAGCTTCCACCAGAGGATCACGAACAGGATCGTCAGGGCGATTGCCGGCATCGTCAGGCCGGGCATGGCCGACTGGCTCAGGGCGACCATGTAGCCGACGCCGTCGCGGACGAAAGAGAACGGCGGCCCGGCTGCTCCGTAGCAGGATCCGGCGATCATGCTGATGACGAGGCAGGCACCCCACGGGAGCGACTTGACCTGGCCGCCGCCCTTAGTGCCGAGGATGAGCAGGGCCGTCAGGGCGACCGCCAGGCCGACGGTGCCGAGGGAGCCGATAAAGGAGTTCACGGGGGTTCCGTTCGGTGCAGGGGGGCGGTCAGTGGGCGATGGGGTTGCCGTAGAGGAGCACGCCGATGACGAGGGATGCCGACCAGACACGGCAGACCCAGGCGATAGCGAGCCACCAGCCCCGCGACTTGCGGTCGATGAGCAGGATCACGGCCGCGATGCCGTACCAGAGCAGGCAGTACGGGTGTCCCCAGTCGTGGTACTGGGCGACGAGAAAGGCAGTCTCGTCCCTGAAGAACTGGGGGATCTGGACGTACGTACCGGCGGCGAGGGCGGTGCCGTTGTAGATCACCCACCGGTGGCGTGTGCTGGTTTCCTGGATTCGCTCGATGAGCGATTTGCCGACGACGGGGACGCCCGGGGCAACGAATGCGGGACGTTTCTGGGCCGGTGCGGCGGCGGGTCGCTTCGGACTGGCCTTGCCCTTCTGCTTCTCGTCCTCCTCGTCCTCCTCGTCCTCCTCCTGGTTCTCCTCGTCGTCGTCCTCGTCGTCGGGGCCCTTGCGCGTGATGAGTTCGCCGAGCTTCTTCAACCGGCCTTTCGGGCCGCTCTCGGCGGGCTGGTCGTCGTTCTCGGGTTCCCCCTCCCCCGGCTCTCCCGGCTCCTCCTCGGGCTCCTCCTCGGGCTCCTCCTCGGGCTCGTCCTCGGGCTCGTCCTCGGGCTCGTCCTCGGGCTCCTGCGGGGCCGACAGGTCCGCAGTTTCTCCCTTCCGCCAGTCCGGCAGGCGGTGGCCACGGCGGCCGGGGGCGGTCTCGGTGGGAGCGTCCGGCGCCGCGGGCCGGGCCGACCGGGGCGGTGCCGGCGGACGGGGCGGTACGGGCGGAGGAGGAGGCGGCGCGGCGGGGCCGGTGGGCTCGTCGGCTGGGGTGCCGACCGGGCTCACGCCACGGCCGCGCAGGATACGGCGGATCAGGAGCTCGTCGGCCCCGGGTGGTGTAGGCACGGTAAGGCCTTTCGGTAGGG